CGATGTGCTTGATTTTGATCATGGCGTTTAGCTCCAGTTAGATTCGGTCGCGTCTTCGACGCCTTTTGTCCGGCCTTCTTTCCAGCCCTTCGATGCCTCTTTGTCGAGAGGCCAACCGCGCAGTCCGCAAACGTATCCGCATTTGAACTGCATGAAATAGATGCAATCGCGAGTCTCTTGGATCGAGTCCAAAAACTTCTGCTGCGCTTCGGTCACTTTGAACTTTTTCATTTGGCGTTTAGCTCCGTTTCCGTCACCGGCTGGATGACGTGAAGAGATTATGCCTGACGAGTGTTCACCAGTCAAGCATTCATCGCGCGAAAGTGCTAAATATTTTTGAACGTGTGGTGCGAGCCGTCCTTGTAATACTCCGTCGCGAAGACTTCGCCGCCCTGCTCGTGGACGACGACCGTTCTGGCTGCGGCTCGTTGGCGCGCTACGGTCGGACCTAGCGACGATGCATTGAAAGTCTGGGTGCCGCTCGCGCCGTCCGGCAGATTCCACTTGACGTTAATGGACGATAGTTCTTTTGCCATGGGTTTTATACACTCCAAATCGTTACTGGACGGACTTCTTACGACGACCGCGCGCCGGTTTCCGCTCGATTCCCAACTCATCCGCGAGCATGGACACCAGGATCAGCGCGGCCAGGTCCGGTTTCGTCGCGACGTACTCCGCGAAGGAAGTGCGCGGATTATTACGCGCGGCTTTATAGCTCATATACGCGAGGAAGAGATCAGTTGAGGTGGCCATCGGCGTTTAGCTCCTAAAGAAAGGTGAGCTAGTATCTTAACCGACTAGCTCACCGAAAGTAAAGTGATCTTTACGCCGCTTCGATCATCGCAATGACACGATCCGTTTCCGCGATGGCGTCTTTGAGCGCGACGCAGACGTGAACGGCCTTTCCGTGGTCACCGTGACCGTCCACGACTGACGCTGCGACGCTCTCTGCGTCGTTCTTCGTGAAGCGCGTCGCGAGGTGCGGACCGCCAGCAGGCTTGGGATCGAAGACCTGCTGGCCTTCTACCTTGAATTTGAGCGCGATACCAACGGCGGACACCACGACGAAGCCCTGGCCCAGCAGGACGTTCGAAAGGCCGTCCAGCGCGGCGACGAGTTCCGCGCGGCTGTTATTGAGAACGGCGAGAACTTCGGCCTTCGTTTCTTTGGCGGATTTTGATTCAGACATGTTTAGCTCCTGGTCGGTGTTCACTGCATCAGAGACTCTATTATCTTTGATATCCGACCAGGAGTAAAGCACTTTGTGAACTTCTTTGACGTAGGTGATTACGCCGACATTACGAAAGCGCCAGACGGCTCCGAACGTCTTCCAGCAGTCGACGAATCTCCACCGTGCGTTGAACGGCTCGCTGCAACTCTTCGACGGCCTGCGGAACGGCCTGAACCGCTTCTACTTCGCCACGGCCATCGCCCTTCGGATAGGGCGGATGCGCCACACCGGCCAGAGCGTCTTCCAGCTGCGACGCGGATTTCTCCAACTCGTTCAATTCGACGTGGAGCGCGGCTGTCTGACCGTACACCGTGTTTGCAAACTTGGTGCTGTCCGAAAACGTTGCGGCGTCGATCCCGTTTGGACGGCGATCCACATCACCAGTAAACCCTCTCGTTGCTGCTCCCATGAATCTCTCCTTCGTTGAACTACACATTAAAGAACTTTGCCGCGCGTTTCTTATCAGCGAGCGACGTTCCAAAGAACCGCTCAAGCTGCTTTAGAGAGCGGATGACGACGATGCGTGACGCAATCGGATGAACCGGTGGCGGACGCTTAGTGATGCGACGGACTTTCATGGGTGCAACCGACGAAGGACTTCAGTCAGCTTCTTGTCGATGCTTTGGACGGCAGTCAGCGAGGTTGCACCGTGCACGTATTGCTCATGGGCTTTGCGCAACTTCCCGCGAAGTATGTCTGCCTGCCTCTCCAGGGCGCGACGTTGGCTTTCGTTCATATTCCTAGCTCCATTTGCTTCACCGGCATATCCGGCCATTCATAGTGGCCCTTCTGGGCGTTCGGTTTCCAGTGGACCACGCGCATGTTGTAATCGACGTGAAGCCCACTTACGATGTTTGCGCCGTTGTACTTACCAATCAACGGCACGATGTGATCGACCACGTGCAACTCGCCGGTCAACTTCGTCAGGCGGCGCGCTTCGTTGTACAGCGCTCGTATCGCCTTCCGATCTGCCCAAGGCGGTCTACGGCGACGTTCCTGGGCGCGACGTACTTGGCCCTGCTTGCCGTGCGGCCTGGCCAACGGTCGCTGCTTAACGATGACGAAGAGCGGACCCGCGTGCGATCCGCCAGTCAAATTAAGAGCGAGGTTCATTTGCGCCCGGTTCCGAATCGACCCAGCGCAGAATCTTGCCGATAGCGAGCGAGAGCACGAAAGAAAGGCCGATCCAGCCAGCGAAAAACTTGATGCCAAATTCAAGCGGACTCATATTCAAACCTCAGTGATGGTTGTAAGGCAGCTTAAGGTCGGCGTAATGGTTGCAGGCGACATTCAGACAACCGCCAGGACCAATAATGCCATAGAAGTGAAAGATGACCCAGGCGCGACAGCATGAGTATCCTTTCGCGTCCCAATGGAGCGCAATCGAGTTTCCGAAGTCATCCATGTTCGTACTCCATAACTTGTTGATCCGGGTCGATGAAGAAGTCAGCGTCACCGTATGACCGCTGCGTTCCGTCAGCGCGGAACCAGCAGCGCAGCGAACCTTTCCGATGCATCGCGCCAGTCATGTTACCGGCCCAAGAATATCCGCTGCACATACAGCCCATCGCCCGCGTATTGCGTCGATTCATCCACGCGTCCACTCTAAATGAACGCTTGCCACACACTCGGCACTGGGGCACGAAAAGGTACTGATCAGGGTGCTGCTTCAGCACGCGGCGAGTATCGCAATGGCGACAACGGCAATGAACACGGCTCACTTTCTAACGTCCTTGGCTTGTGCTGGTCTACGCACAAATTCTACTTCTGCCGGGTGTAGGTAGCTCGCACACAGAGTACGTTTGTTGATAATAAAAATGAGGTCCAGGCGTTCGAATACGCACAAGACCTCACACGGCGACTCTTCGTGCTTGACGATGTCGCTAGGCTTTAGCGCGATCTTCAAGAAACTCCCGAAGGTGCTTTGCGATAACACCATTGCCCATTGACTCGCACAGCGATGCAGCCGCTCCGATTGCGCAAATCTTTTCGTTGGACGGCGGAACCATCAGCTGAGAAATGTCCAGACCATCAGCCAGGCCGCGTGCATATCCGGTTTCCTCAGCACGACGCGCGGCCTGCCGTCCTTCGCACTCTGCCTTGTGGATCGCACGGTGCAAGTCGGAGTCTTCCGCATCGCACAACTCAACTCGCCGCTCCATCTCACGGAACTTCGCGATGTTTATTTGGCATGCAGGTTCGTGCATCTGGCTCGATCCGAAATGCTCGCGCGCAGAGAGCAGGTCATAGAATATTTCATCACAGTGGAAGCAACGCCATTGCTTGGCCATATCAAATTCCTGTGCAGTTGACGACCGCGTACGGACGCTTGATGACGATAGGGAAGAACTCAGGCAGCACGTCAATCGGCTGCACGTCCTGGTTTCGAAGCGCGCGATCATACGCAACAGCGTGCAACGCGATCCTGAACAACGAGTCTGCCTTCATCGCTGGAAGACCTTCGCGGTGCGCCTTGACCCAGTGCTGACGATGGACGTGGATGAGGTTGGCGGGAAATCTGACGGAAGTCCGCATCACGCATCCACGTCATCAAAGATTGATCGGGACACCGAACCATCCGGCTTGATTGCCATCATCGTGCCGTCGCTCGTGAAGTAGGTCAGCCGACCTTGCTCCTGCGCCAAGCGCTTCTCGCACTCGTCATAGATGGCTGCAGCCTTCTTACGGTCGCCGTCTTCCAGCGCAGCGTACAGCTGAGAGCCTGGTGCCGCCCAAGTATCTTTGAACCGTTTGCAAGTGGCGTGATTAACCGGCATTGCTGGTCCCCTTCATGCGCTTCTTCGCAGCGTCCATCAGCGCGGCTGTGGCGGCGCGGATATCCTGCTGGTTGTCAGCGATCACGACCGCACCAACGCGCTTCGCCTTATTCGACACTGCCTTATTGCCGACAGCACGCTCCAGCGCACGGATATAGTCCACGGCGTGCTTCAGCACTTCACGCGTTTCGTTTGACACGCCGTTTTCATCGCGAAGGTCCAGAAGAGCCTTGGCAACGTGCACCGGCTTGCCGACGCGCTTGGTGGCGATCTTGGCGGATTGGAAATCGAATGTCTGTGGCATGTTCACTTACCGTTTGCGAGTTGTTCAAGTGCCGCTTTGAATCCTTCTTCGCCGTTCGCGTCAGGGAAGTGCGACTTGAGCGCGACCATCACCTGATCGACGGACAGCCCACCTTGGCGCTTGTGGTTCCGAAGTTCACAGTTGGCGTAGTCTTCCGCTTCGGCAACGGCGTCCAAGTACGCCTGACCTTTGGGCGGATTCTGCGCGGCCATTAGTTCGCGCTCCAGAACATCAATCGGGTTCGCGCCCAGGCCAAGGTTCAGACCGAAGCCGCGCGTGACTTGGAGTTCACGAATCTCGTGCCCGTGTCCGTTCAACGCATTGATGATCATCGTAAGCGCGTGGGCGTTGACTTCGACGCGCTCTGGAAGAGGTCTGCTGTACTTGGTAGTCATTCTGTGTGTATCCTTTTCACTGCCTAGTTAAAAAGAAGGGCGCAGAAACCGGTCCTGGTCTGCGCCCTTTTCAACGGGGGTTCGCAATCCGCAGACTGCGATTTAATTCTAACTGCAAGCGGTGACGAAAAGTTAAACTGCGCCCGCGCTTTTTAGAATGTCGTCTTCCGACCGCAGCTTGCCTTCCGAGTCGATCCAGGCCACTTCGTCGCCTTTCTGAATGGACACCGCGCATCGCTTCTCCTTGGCGTTTGCGACGATAGAGCGAGCCGACCAGCCTTGATCGCCTGCGACCTTGAGAGCGGTCGCTTGCGCTTCGGTCATGTAACGGGGTGCGGCGGCGCGGATACGCTTCTGCTGAACAGAGGCGCGCTTACTTTTCGAAGTCGGAACGCCTGTAACGCGAAGGACTTCACGTGCGGTCGTTTGAGCAATCATGACATACTCCTTTCGGTCTAGTAGGTTGAAGTTCGTTTTTCTTTCCAGCGATTTGAGTATAAGCGACTAAACAGCAAAATACTAGACACTGTGGAAGAAGAAAACACCTAGAAGGAGTATAGCAGTAACGTGCGGTAACGAACGGTCAGGCGTTCACATGACCTTATCTGACTTTGGAAAGAGAACGTTCATATTGCGAACGAAGCGCAGATGCTGGTTGCCTATCTTGCGATAGCCGTCAGCCGTACGCTCGAAAGCGCTGCGAGAGTCGGCCTGGAAAGTTCGGCTGGCCGCTTTCTTCTCCATCTCATTCGCTCGTCGGCTGTACTCGTGGTATTGGTCGAAGTGCCACTGACGAAGTTCGCGAAGGGCGGACAAATCCTCACCCTTCGGACCTGCGGAAACCTGGAGAAGTTCTTGGGACTCACGGACTGCCGCGCTGGAATCGCGGTGTCCGTGGCCAAGGAGAAGAGCAGCTGCGGCAGTGAGGCGGTCGGAGAGCGTTACGAGAAGTGCTGTGTTCATCAGTTGCGAGGGAGTAGCTGGAGTTCGAAGAAGCGTTCACGCCAGGCTTTGAGCGCGGCGTCCAAACACGGACGGATTTTCAGGATGCCGCAACCTCTGACGATGTATTCGCCGGTTGACGGAACGAAGATTGCGCGCGGCTTAACTGTCTGCATGGCTTCCTTTGGTGTAGTAGTTGGGCTTGACCCAGATGCCGATAACGCGAAGTGCACCCATGCCAAGAAGGCCACCGAAGACGAGTGTAAGCATGGCGCTGTCCATTTCTGTGAGAACGTCGACAATTGCGGAAAGGGTGTTCACGATAACTCCTGGGTCTGGAAGGGAAGAGCCGAAGCCCTTCCTATCTTACGCGTTATTCAGCGTCGATTGCGACGATGCTGAAGACGTACTTCTTGCCGTTCTGTTCGAAGGTTTCGCTACCACCGCTGATGCGATGGGCTTCCTTCAGACGCAGACGGAAACGGATATGTTTGTTGTCCGGCAGACGCAGCGCGCGGAAGGCTTCGCGAGTCGATTTGAAGGTGCCAACTTCCTTGCCTTCCAATTCGACCTTTACGCCGTCGCGAGTCAGACGCGCTTCGCGAACTTCGGAGTCAGCCCAGCTGGCCGCGACTCCATCGCTGTTCGAAGCCTTCGAACCGGACGACTTAACGGCGGGCTTCGGTTCGCTGCCTTGCTTCTCGTTGATCGCCTGGAGCGTCGTCTGGAGAAGGTTGAAGGCGTTGTGACTCTTCGCGGAACGCTGAGCCGAACCTTCTTCGTCATCTTCGTCGGTTTCGTCTTCAGCTTCCTCACCCGAACCGACGACCGGCGCGTTGTTCGGGACTTCCGACGCACCTTCGTTTTCGAGCGCTTCCGCTGCTGCGCGCTCTTCGTTCGTCGGCGCGTCGGACGGTTCCAGGTTGAGCGGCGAGCCGTCCATATCCGATTCCGGCGCGGCTTCGTTGGGCTTTTGGTCGTCCGTAGCTGCGCCGTCCGCGCCGGTCGATTCCTGGGTGTCCGTTTCGTCGGCATCCGGGTTGGGGATGAACCCTTCAGGCGTTTCGAGTTCCGGGAAGTGGGAAGCGATCTTTTCTGCCAGGTCCGTCACGCGCTTTTCTGCGCTCTTTCGGTCGGCGAAGCGCTTGATTTCCTTTCCGTCAGCGAGCATGACGGCGTGCTTGTTGAAGTAGGCGAGAAGCTGAGCGGTGGTGGCTTCGGAGATAGCGATGGTGTTCATTTTACGGCTCCTTTCTAGGTCTTTCTGGGTTTCGCGCTTCGTTTCGTTCAGCGCATGAGAGGATTATGAAGCACGAAACCGCAGATGGCAACAGATATTTGTGAGCGAAGTGAAGAAGTTTGTGAAAGAATTTCTATCAGCCGGCAGAAGTGATAGTCCACCCATGCCACCGAACCGCTAGAATAACGCGAACAACCATGGAACACTAGCGCAATGGCCTTACCACTTCGCGTACCAGACGACTACAACGCGCCGCTTCCAGCAGCGTATTATGACCCAGAAAGGCTGGAAGTCTATCGTTCACTGAACGAAGCGCGCTTTGCCGCGACGGTCGCGGCGAACGACGAAGAACTGCCGATGTATTCGCTGAATCCGGCGCTTCGCGACTTCTGGGAAACCGAAGCGCGGTACAAGGTATTGTACGGCGGTCGCGGCTCGTCCAAGTCCCACGATGCCGCTGGCCACGCGGTGTTCCTCGCGGCCAACTACACGGTCAAGATACTCTGCGCCCGACAATTCCAGAACCGCATCAGCGAGTCCGTATACACGCTGATCAAGGACAAGATCAACGCTTCGCCGTATCGTAACGAATTTGAGATTCTAAAGACGTCCATTCGTCACCGGCGAACCGGGTCTGAGTTTTTGTTCTACGGTATCGCGCGCAACCTGGAAGAAATTAAGTCAACGGAAGGCGTGGACATTCTCTGGCTGGAAGAAGCGCACTATTTGAACCAAGAGCAGTGGGAAGTTATTGAGCCGACGATCCGTAAAGAAGGCGCGCAGGTTTGGCTGATCTTTAACCCGGATGAGTACACTGACTTTGTGTACCAGAATTTCGTCGTCAATCCGCCAGCCGATACGGTCAGCCGCGAGATTAACTGGCAAGACAATCCTTACCTCTCGATCACCATGCTGAAGGTGATCTACAACTATTACAAGCGCGAGCCGGAAAGCGCAAGGCACGTGTACGGCGGCGAACCGAAGATGGGCGCGGACAAGTCGATCATCCCACTCAAGTACATAATAGCGGCTGTGGACGCCCACCTGCCGAAGTACGGTTGGCAGAACGTACCGGAAGGGCTCACTGGGCTTGATCTGGTCAAGTGGAAGGTAGAGCACCTAAACAATCCGAAGTTCCACGTATGCGTGTGGCCTGGCTGGGATATGGGCGGCGTGCACGCGGTTGGATATGACGTAGCCGATGACGGCGACGACAAGAACGCGTTGGTGGAGTCGTGGGGCAATATCGTTCTGCACGCTGAAGAGTGGCAGGGACTAGAAGACCAGATCATCAAATCGGCCACGAAGGTCTACAACCACGCGGTAACGACCAACTCACAGATCGTCTGGGACTCCATCGGCGTCGGCGCGTTCGTCGGCTCTAAGTTCGCTGAGCTCAACGACGCCCAGAAGCGCAAGATCATTTACGAGCCGTTCAACGCTGGCGGCGCGGTGATGGATCCAAAGGGCGCGTACATGGTCTTTCCGCACGTGACGATCACTAACGGCGAGCACTTCTCGAACATTAAAGCGCAGATGTGGGATGAGGTTGCGGTGCGCTTTCGGAAGACCTATGAGGCGATTACTTTCGGAACGCCGCACCCGAAGCACGAGTTGATTAGTCTGAACTCGAAGACGCTTGGGAATATGGTGGACAAGATCAAGATGGAACTCGCCGCGCCTCACAAATCGACAGACCGTATGGGCAAGTTCAAGGTGGAGAGTAAAGACGACTTGAGGGACCGTGGTATCAAGTCGCCTAACGTTGCGGATGCTTTAATTATGTCCCTGATCCGCCCGAAGCGTGCTGCTGCGACTTTCTTTTGACGTTTGGATCGTCGTCAATCTTCACTACACAGTCAATCTTTCCTGTATGGTCCAGGAATAGCTTGACTGTGGCGATGAGACCGATGGCCGTTGTTACGCTCTCCTGAATGAATTGCTGGGACGCGGACACGGTTACTACTCCTTAGCGGGTGGGGTTGGCGGTTGATCTGGGGAAGTGATGAAGCCGATGAATAGAACCACCAGCCAGAAAATGGCAGCTGCTGTCTTTACGTCGCTCGCGTTGGAGCAGAAGAAGACGAGACAGATGAAGACAAGACACGCTGCGAATTCCATGCAGCCTCCAAGCAGTGGTACACCAAGAATTGTACTATTAATCCTTGGTGTACCATTCGGCAGACTCAGGTGTTCGAGACCCAAATAATTGCGAGAGCCACGATGAGTCCGGCAAGCGCTAATCCCCAGCGACCGGCCTGGGCGGCGCGTTGCGCGTCTTCCCAAACGTCACGCCGGATAGTAACGAACGGCGACTTGTCACGCGGCGTATCCACGAACGGGACGCCTTTGATGGTGCCCTTCGGCGGCGGAACGTCGCGCGGCGACTCGTGCTTCAGAAAACCATCCCAGACACGGCGCGTCATAGCTTGATCCTCAGTGCGCGCTCCTTCTCCTTGTCGCGTTTCGGCAGCGGTGCCCATGCGATGAAGTGATCGCGCGTTGCGTTGGTAATCGAACCCAGGACGGCAACGCCGCCTTGATTCAGAAGGATACACTTAACACCAGGTCGCAGAGCGGACATGTCATAGTCATACTCGCTGACGGCTGCGGTGATGTACGTCTTCGCCTGATCCTTCACTTCGCAACTTCCTTCGTGGCGCGACCGGCTTCCATGATCGGCAGACCGGCTTCGGTCGGCACGTAGATGATCTGGTTCTTGGTGTCCTGCAGCGTCTGGATGTACAGATAGCGCAGATATCCTTCGGGACCGCCAAGGCCGTCAGCGACGATCTTGTTTGCCGCAGCAACGCCGCGAGCGCGGATGACTTCGGCGTTGGCCAAGTGCTGCGCGGACTCTTCAGCCGCGATGGCTTCTTGGACCTTGACCTGCTTCGACGCGTTGGCCTTTGCCAGTTCCGCTTCGCCGTCCATCTTCTGCTGGTACACGTGGTACGGCGGATACATGTCGCAGCCGGACATTGCGAAGGTGGACATTACTGCAACTGCGATCAGAATACGTTTCATTCGTACTACTCCTTAGTTAGCGCGGGCGTACCGCTGGTGAATTTGCGCCGCTTTCTTCGGCGTGCTTAGGATCGTACCTGCCCATGATGTAGTCAGGGCGACGCTGGTCTGGCTGTGGGCACGCGGCGATGATGCGCCACCCGTTGTCCAGTTCCGTCTGGAGCGCGTCGCTGCACATATCCTGGAGAAGCATCACGCGGTTGAAGAGCATCAGGCCCATACCGGGCGTGTACACTTCGACCTTCTCGTTGAACATGTTGTTGGTCACGTCCGGCACCGAACTGGCGAAGCGCGCGACCTTCTCTGCTGCCGCGTTTATGACTTCAGCCGCGCGCATCAGCGTGTCTTCCGATACCCTGATGGAAGACGAAACGGTCACCGATTCTCCACTCGTCATAAGGTCTGCCAGCTGACCTTCTGTGATGGCGATAGGGATGGCCCTGGTCAGGTCTTCAACGTCCACGTCGATGCCGACTTTCGCAAGAACGGCTCGACGCCTCTCAACCTTCGCAATCCGCTCGCGATCTTTCTTTTCTTCGTCATCGCCCCAGATGTAGATTGAATCCAGCTGCGCGTTAAGAATTCTCATGATTAGTCATCCAAACGTTTGATGATTTCGATTTTCTGGCCGTCGATATATCCGGCAGTCCGTGCGCGTTCGTTCTCCACCTGCGACTCGTAATCAGCAACGGATGAACTCTTGCTCTTTTTCGTGTATTCTACGTCACCGAACTTCTCGTTGACAGCAGCAGTCTTGACGACGACCAGCGCGTTGCCAGAAGAGTAGGTGAGCGCTTCACGCGCTTCCGTCATTTCACGGAACTTGGCGCAGAGAACTCGCGCGGCAGCGGCCTTATATTCGCCGCCGATCCGAACGCTGTAACGGCCAGGATAGTTCTCCTGCATGTACTTCTTGCAGAGCGCGTCGATGTTTGCGCAAAGGTTGTCGAACATCATCTTGGCCAGTTCAACGTCGCGCTTGTATCCGCGAAAGACGGCCTTCTTGCCAAACTTCTTCGTCCGTCCACCGCCAAGTTTGTCGTTTTGATTCTGCTTGGACTCCATCTTGTAGTCCATCCGCGCCTCATAGAAAACCGACTGGCAATCGTTGTACGCTGCGACCGCGACAGAAAGTATGTCCATGTGGTACGGCATCGCGGCGAAGGCCCGCGTTACATCGACCTCACCGAAGACGTCAGGCGCGGCGTCCTTGATGTCGTATTCGTCCAGCTGGTACTTGTCCATCATAGCGCGAGCGCGCTGGGCTGCAATCGCCGCCTCATTGGGGCTGGATGCGTCCTTGGCCATCGAGAGAAGCTTGGCGATGCGCTCTTTGATCTTGTCTAACTGTTCGCGTTCCACTTTCTATTCCTTTCTGAGTCCGTATCAGGCGCGACTATTCTGCCGCGCCTCAATGACTTAACCAAAGAAGTTATCAGCGCAGATCGGGCCAATGCCGCGCTCAATCGAATCCGGGTCCGTCAAGGTCCGCGAGCAGATCGAGCAAACGCCGAATTCCTTCCCGAACGCGATGGCCGCTTGTTCCGGGTCGGCGCACGCGGCGAGAACGGCCTTTGCGCGGTCTTCGCTGCAGTCGTATGACTTCTGGAACTTGTCGTTGGCGATCTTGCCCAGATACGTGCCTTCGTCGTCCTTGACGTAGACTGCACCCGCGTTTTTGCCTGTGTCCGGTGCGCGGGAGAACGTCAGCTTTTGGCCAAGGCCCAGCAGCTTCATCTTCGGCTTCTGAACACCCTTGCTACGGGCACGAGCGAACGACGCCGTAACAGACGAGATATTGACGACCGGCGCGGCTGCAACATCAGCGGCGCGCTGGGTTTCCTTCGCCGTCTTCGCCGCGCTGAATTTCTCTGCGCAACGTAGCGCCGCAGCGAGTTGGCCAGCGGTCAGGTTTCCGTACTGCATGACCTTTTCGCGCAGATCAATGGCGAACGGAAAGGTGCTGCCGGTCCACCACACAGACACTGTCGGGTTGTCGCGTTCGAACTCTGCGAGGTTGGCGGCGCGCTTCGCTTCCTTCCGGTTCGCGGCCTTGATCTTGTTCGCGTCGCGGACGGCCTTCGGCGTCTTGAAGGTGAGAACGCCCTTGCCATCGCATTGGTAGCACTTCCCGGCTTCGCGGAAAGCGTACGCGCCGATGTAGCCTTGGCCACGGCATTTCGAGCAAGGCTCGCTATAGAGCGTTTCGGCGCGGTCGGTCGGCTCGCGCTTCTCAAACTTCTTGTTCTTCGGCATCTTTGCGAGTTCAGCGGCGCTGGGGACGTATCCCAGATCGTCGTCCTGGAAGTCTTCGAAACCGGTGTTGGACGTAGCGAGGTTCATGGCGTTTAGCTCCTTTGGTTATCTTAGTTGCCGCGAATAAACGCGGTGCAGGTCACTTAAGCGCGGCCAGATTCGCGCGGATTCTTTCCGTTTTTGTCAAACAAAAAAATCTTCCCTTCGGCGACGCAGAAGAGTGGGAATCCTTCGGCCCAGACCGACTCGACGCGCGATGCCTTCGTTTTCGGAGCGATCTTACCGAACGACTCGATTGCCGATTTCAATTGATCGGCCTTCATCTGAAGAATGTTGTACAGCATGTACGTATCACCAGCGATTTCGTAAGTCTTCATGGCGTTTAGCTCCGTTCAGTCAGTTATTCGTACAACGTGAGAGAATCTTAACCTGAGAGTAATCCGCCAGGCAAGCACTTTTGCGTCACTTTTGTGAACTTTCTGAATATCTTTTGATAATCATGGACTTACGATGGCGACACCTACACTAGATGTCGTTAAGATACGCGCGATACAGCCATCTATTCTCCTTTCCGTCCATATGATCCCAGCCTTCCTCCGCAAGCTACTTGGCCGCGCTACCGTAGCGCCTGCCACGAACCCAGAGCCTAAGAAGGAAGCGCTGGCCGTCGATCCGCTCGACCCGATCAAGAAGCGAAAGGATTGGCAAGACCACGCGCCGGTCTTCAAGATTCGTGGCGTCAGCGACTTCGCCGTTGACGATTCGTACGCTGGTGACACTCCCGTCACGACCGTCAAGGCCATCGGTGACGCCGCGCTCAAGCTGAAGGAGCAGGGCGCGATCATGGATGACGGCGACGGCAGCGGAACGGGCATGCTCAAGTTGGGCGGTCAGTCTGAGTACACCGTGCCGTTCGGGCTGCAGGCGTGGTACATGTCCCAGTCGTTCATCGGATATCAGGCGTGCGCGATCATCGCCCAGCATTGGCTTGTTGACAAAGCCTGCTCTATGGCCGGTGAAGATGCCGCGCGAAACGGCTGGGTGGTGAAGGCGCGCGGCGGCGATGATTTGGATGACGACGCGCACGACCGGATTCTGGAAGCCGACAAAGCGTTCAAAGTCAAAGAGAACCTGATTGAGCTCAACCGGTTCAAGAACATTTTCGGCATCCGCGTCGCCATCTTCAAGGTCGATTCCGAAGACCCGCTTTATTACACGAAGCCGTTCAACATCGACGGCATCACGCCGGGTTCGTATCAGGGCATCTCACAGGTCGATCCGTACTGGATGACGCCGGTGATGAGCACGAAGGGCACCAGCGATCCTTCTGCCATCGGCTTCTATGATCCTGAATACTGGGTCATCAGCGGAAAGAAGTACCACAAGAGCCACCTGTGCATCGTGCGCGGTCCGCAACCTGCCGACATTCTGAAGCCGACATACATTTTCGGTGGCGTTCCGCTCACCCAGCGCATCTATGAGCGTGTGTATGCTGCTGAGCGTACCGCGAACGAAGCGCCTTTGATGGCAATGTCTAAGCGCACGATGGCCATCCACGCCGATCTGGACAAGGTCATGGCGGACCAGGAAGGATTCGAGCAGCGCTTGCTGACGTGGATTCGTTACCGCGATAACCACGGCGTCAAGGTGCTTGGTAAGGAAGAAGCGCTTGAGCAGTTCGACACCAATATGTCGGACTTCGATTCGATCATCATGAACCAGTATCAGCTGGTCGCGGCCATCGCACGTACGCCTGCCACGAAGCTGCTGGGAACGTCACCGAAGGGCTTTAACGCCACCGGTGAGTTCGAAATGAAGAGCTATCACGAAGAACTCGAATCAATCCAAGAGCACACGATGATGCCGCTGCTCACGCGGCATTATGATATCCTTTGCCGTAGCGAAGAGATTGACACTGAAGTCGAAGTCGTCTGCAACCCGGTTGACTCGATGACGGCGAAGGAGCGTGCTGAGCTCAACGATTTGAAAGCGAAGACCGGCACCGAACTGATCAACAACGGCGCGCTGTCGCCTGACGAAGAGCGCAACCGCATTCGCGACGACGAGCATAGCGGATACAACCGCCTGCAGGACGAAGACGCTGAAACTGATCCGGGCATGTCCCCTGAGAACGTCGCCGCGCTGCAGAAGTCTGGCGCTCAGCAGGAAGAAGCACAGGCAGGTGCGGTGATGGCCAAGCCTGGCGAGCCGGGAAGCGGGACGACGCCTGGCAACGAAGAAGGCGCTGAATCGGACACATTAGAACTGGGTCAAGCGAATCCTGGCGGGACTCTGCAGGCGTTGATTCCGACGATCCTGCACGGTCTGGTGTCGCGAAAGAACGGACCGGCCATTGATCCGACTCAGATTCTTATTCTTGCCATCGCTCAGCAGATTCTGGGCCAGCAAACGCAGCAGGCTGGGTCCGCGATCCAAGGGACGAAGCCAAGCACCCAGCGGACGGCAAAAGGCAGCGTAACGCCTTCTAGCCAACGCGCTGGTGACGCTCGCGTTGTCGGCGTCATGCCGCACCAGAAGCTGCCGAAGATGCGCTTGAACGGCCTGAACATCGTCATCGAAAATCCGCGCGGCACCGTTCGCGAAGGGATGAACATGGACGGCACAGACTGGTCCGTTGAGATGCCTGACCACTATGGGTTCATCAAGGGCTTCGAAGGCGCGGACGGCGATGAAGTGGATTGCTTCATCGGACCAAATGCGCGGTCGATGGACGTGTTCGTTATCTCGCAGAACGACTCTGAAGGTGCGTTCGATGAGTACAAGTGCATGATCGGTTACGACGACGAAGAAGCTGCGGTGAAGGCATACCACGCGGCTCACGACGAAACCTTCAAGGGTTATGACTCGTGCGTGAAGATGTCCATGGACGACTTCAAGAACTGGCTGGAAGCCGGTGACTGCGCGAACGCTCCGACGACTGCCGAATAATGGCCTTTAAAGCATCCAAGAAGCGCGAACGCCGCGCGCCGGAACCGGTGGGCAAGGGCAAGCCGCTGATTCCCAGCGCGGCTATCCGTTCGTGGTACCAATCAAAAATGGATGCGCTCGCCGCAGCCATGATCGCTGACTACCGAAAAGAGATAAGCGAGGCATTGGCACACCCGGAAGTCGAAGCATTCTACACGGCGGATGCTGCTGATTCAGTCTTCCAGCGCGTCATGCGCCGGTTGAACAAGAAGTGGATGGAAGTCTACAACGGCTTTGCTGCGAAGTACGCTCCAGAGTTCGTTGAGAAAGTCGATGATCACGCAAAGTCGTCCACGTGGTTCAGTCTTTCTGCGGCTGGCGTAAAAGAGCCGCGTATGACCTATAATACTAACATCGCCGCGACCCTTGGCGCATCACAGGACTTCAATCATACACTGATCACGAACGTCCAGAAGGAAGTGCACGAAAAGATTTATTCTGCCGTGATGCTTTCTCTCACTTCACCAAACCCGGAAGAACAGGGCGCATCGGGAATCCAGAACGCGCTCAAAGAGGTCGGCAAGTTCTCGAAGAACAGAATTGAACTCATAGCGCGCGACCAGACCAGCAAATTATATAGCTCGCTTTCAGACGAGCGCATGAAAGATAATGGGTGCTTCCACTTCGAATGGCTTCATTCATCCGCAGGGAAAGTGCCACGACAAACGCACGTCGATAAGGACGGCAAAGTATTCTCACTTAACGATCCGCGTTTGTGGGAAGGCCCGAAGGCAGACCAAGGGCCACCAGGTTGGGCCATTAACTGCCGCTGCCGCAAGGTGCCGGTGATCGGGTATCACGACGAAGAGAATGACTGACCTAGTGGTATTGACCAACTCAATCGGAGTCCTATGAAATGGAACAGACAGTCCAGACGTATCCGCGAAGCCTCATCCGTGAAGGTTTGATTAACACAATCGAGTTCGTGGAAAGTTTGCCGCTGCTCAGACCGCGATGGGCCGCTTTTGACGTCGCTATCGTCGTGCTGATGTTCTGGTGCTAAGCCGCGATCCTTAACCCAACTGCGCCCAACTTTAGAATCTCCAGCCGCGACAAGTACTTAACATCGCATAGTTGGAAATTGTCGAGTTGTGCGCAGTTTTCAAACCATCTATACCTCTTTAATCTATCTATACCTTTCTAGACTTATACAATTACTCAACTATCCAACTTAAGGTGTTAGAAGCCTTGCGCGGCGGTACTTTCGCGAGTTGGCCTAACCAGTTGGGCGCGGCTGAGTCGATGAAACGCTCAACTATCAGTGAAGTCATATACAGAGGATGACTAACACTAAGAAATCCGAATCAATGTAGTACTGTCGGACACTGCACCGATACATAATACACGCGAACGCATACACATTGCACAGACCCTCGAATGCCACAGTCAGCACGACAACAAGACCAGAATGGATTCCTTCTCGTTAAGGGTTGCCCAATCTCGTCTTTCGGCATCTTCCAGTACTCTGCTGCGCAAGTCGGCCTGAAAGAAGGCGACCCGAACCGCATCATCAACGTCTTTCGTCCTGAGTCAGCAGTTAGTGATCCTGAATTGCTCGCGTCGCTCCAAGAAGTGCCGCTGATCAACGATCACGAAATGCTCAGTGGTTTTCAGGGCGATGAAAGTGCTACCGCGCCTGAAGATTACGGCATCGACGGAGTGCTATTCAACGTTGGTTACGATTCACCGTGGACTCGCGGTGATCTGAAAGTCTTCACGCGGCAGATGCAAGCCGATCTGAACAGCGGGAAGAAGGACTTATCACTTGGATATACGTGCGACTTCGAAATGCAAACCGGCGTATTCGACGGCGTGCCATTCGAAGTCGTACAGACCAATATGCGCGGCAACCATATCGCGCTCGTTGACTCTGGACGCGTGCCGGGTGCAAAGGTTCTTGACGGTAAGAAGCTGTGCTTTGATCATTTGGATTTTTCAGTTGTGAACCCTCATGGAGAGAATATGAAACGCAAAGGCAAGGCTCTCGACAGCAGCGTGGTAGCGCAGCTGCAAGCCCAGCTGAAAGCGCTTCTGCCCACCTTCGAGCAGTTCTTGAATGAGGAGGCCACCGAACCTGCTCATCAAGAAGGTGCCGCAGGGGCGGAAGGCGCTGCGGCTGGCACGGCCAATGCCGCTGCATCGGGTGAAACCGGTTCAGCGGCAACGGGCGCGGAAGGCGGCGGTATGGGCGCAGAAACCGGCACCGGCGAAGTCGCTGCTGAAGGTGCTGGCGGCGCGGCTGCTGGCGCTGAACAACCCACGGGCGAAGGTGCCGCTGCGGGTGCGGAAGGCGAAGAAGACGCTGGCGAAGCCGGTGCAGCTGGTGCCGAAGCCGGTGGTGAATCGGCTGGTGGCGCGGCTCAACTCATCAGCCAACTCGAAGCGATCCTGGCCCAGCTGAAGCAGGCAACGGGCGCTGCTGCTGGTGACGAAGGCGAGGCGGGCGGCGAAGCAGGCGAGGCCACCAATGCAGGAGAAGAACAAGCCAACGACACCGTTGAAGGACTTGAAGCCACGGCGCGCACTGGCGACGAAGGCGAAGCGGGCGCGACCGGCGAGCAAGGCAGCGCGTCGGCGGGTCCGGCAGCAGGAAAGCACGCAGGCCTTGACGCTGCGGTTCGTGCTGTCCATGCTGACATTGCTCTTAAGAATCGCCTCCATGACGGGCTGTCTAAGGTGGTTGGCGCATTTGACGGGGCCATGGATCTCGCATCTGCAACTGCTCGTGACGTCGCTGTTTACGGGGTGAAGAAGCTCAAGATCAAGTGCGCAGCTGGCCAGGAAACGGTCGCGCTGGATGCGTATCTAAATGGTCTTGCTTTGGCCCGTAAGACGACCGAACAAAACCGTCAAACCAAACGTGCCGCCGATGCAGCCGCGAATGAAGTTCCGGCAATCGACGCATACTTCAAGGAGTAAACAGCGATGTTGCAAACCACCGTACAACGCGCGTACACGACCGGCTTCGCTGGTCAACTGGTCAATGACGGCCCGCGTCGCGCCTTCCCCGCTCGTATCACGTCCGCTTCGGTCGGCACCGATCCGGCTGCATCCACCAACCGCATGTCGCGTGCGTTCGGTTACAGCGGCGAAGTCGCTGCTACCGGCACCACGGTCGCGGCTCGCGAAATCACCGCTGCTGTGGGCGGCACGTCCTTCGCCGGTATCCTGGGCCATCCGCAGCACTATGCGTTGTATGGTTCGAACGGCAACGCGCTGACGCCGTCGATGGACCTGGCATACGGCGAGTTGGGCGAACTCTTCAACATGTTCACCGGCATGATCGTGGAACTGTTCAACGAAACGACCGCGACGAAGGCCGCAGCGTTCGATGATCAGGTGGCGTACGCGCCGAACAACATCACGGTCGCGAACAACGCCCAGGCGATTCCGTACGGTGGCTTGATCACCGTGCCGGCAGGCAGCGCTGCGCCGACCGGGTTCATTCTGATTCCGAACGCCAAGCTGATCAACGCCTTCTCGTTGGGCGCATCGGCAGTCGGCGCACCGGTGTCGGGTCTGTCGATCATCCAGCTGTAATTCGCTAACATAAAGGAGCGAGAGAGTCATGCAACTTTCCAAAACCCGCTCGTCCATCGCTCCGCGCAAAGTGCGCCCGTTGGCGATGGACAGCAAAGAAATCACCGTTGCAGCGGTGAATCAACTCGCGCAGAAGTTCGGTATCGTGTTCGATCACGCGACCGTGCTTCAGCAGGTCAAGCTGCTCAACGAGCAGACTGGCGGCGGCGCGATGGACTCGGCGTTTGTCGCACCGGCCACGGTCGGTTCGCTGCCGACGCCGATCCAGTTCCTGCAGACCTGGCTGCCCGGTTTCATCAAGGTGATGACCGCTGCCCGCAAGATTGACGACATCATCGGCGTCAAGACTGTCGGCAGCTGGGAAGACCAGGAAATCGTGCAGGGTATCGTGGAACCGGCTGCTACGGCGACGGAGTACGGCGACTTCACGAACATTCCGCTGGCGAACTGGAACACCAACTTCATCAAGCGGACCATCGTGCGCGGCGAACTCGGCATGCAAGTCGGTCTGCTGGAAGAAGGCCGCAGCGCTGCAATGCGTCTGTCGTCGTCGGAAACGAAGCGCCAGGGCGCGGCTGTCGGTCTGGAGATTTTCCGCAATGCCATCGGCTTCTATGGCTGGAATGGCGGGAACAACCAAACCTACGGCTTCCTGAACGATCCGGTGCTGCCGGCGTTCATCGCGTCGTCGGTGGCGAGCGGCTGGAGCGGCGCAAACGGCACGTTCCAAGGCATCACCGGCGATCTGCGGATGGCCATCGTTCAGCTGCGCACGCAGTCGCAAGACCAGATCGACCCGGAAAAGGTCGATATGACGCTGGTGCTGCCGATGAACAAAATCGACTACCTGTCGGTGACCACCGATTACGGCGTGTCGGTTCGCGACTGGCTGACGCAGACTTACCCGAAGGTCCGCGTGGTCTCCGCGCCGGAACTCCAGGGTGCGAACGCTGGTGCTGACGTGTTCTATCTCTTCGCAGAAGAAATCGACTCGTCCATCGACGGATCGACGGACGGCGGCGAAACCTTCGTGCAGCTGATTCAAACGAAGTTCGTGACGCTGGGCGTTGAAAAGCGCGCAAAAAGTTATGTGGAAGATTATTCCAACGGGACTGCCGGCACGCTTTGCAAACGCCCATGGGCTGTCGTACGTGTGACCGGCATCTAATCGGCGCGAGTCGATAGGGCAAGGGCTGGGCGGAAACGTCCAGCCCATTTTAACATCGATGGAATAGGCTTCAGGGGCCAACCTCCACGTAACTACAAGGACTGAATAAAATGAGCGACGTATACATTGTTTCCACCATGAGCGAATCGGTTTCCTATCGCACTTATTCGTTCATCGGCAATGCGCACGAAACGAAGAACCAAAGTCTTCTGCCCGTGCCGCACCCGGACCCGGTCATCATTCGCGGCGGCGCGAACAAGCCTTCCCTCAAGGGCGGCTTCGGTGACGCCAACGAAGACATCAACGGCAATATCCTTTGGACGCCGAAGGGTGTTGTGACGAAGCTGAGCGATGAAGATTACGGGCGTGTCAAAGACCACTGGCTGTTCCAGAAGCACTTGAAGGGCGGCTATTTGTCGGTCCTGGAACGTGACGTCAGCGGCAACCACAAGGCCGTTTCTCGCGTCGCGTCGGACATGACCGAACAAGACCCCAGCAAGCAGCTGACGAAGGAAACCGTGGCCCAGAAAATCAAGGTCAAGGTTCCGTCGAAAGAACTTTCTTCGCAGAGCTAAGCGATCATGCCAGCATACAACGACAATGCCTTCAGGACGCTGTTCACGGTCTTCTCCGATGACACGGCGTATCCGACTGCCACCCTCTCGATGTACTGGGACGTTGGTTCGGACTACATCAGCACGAATGACAATCCGTGCAACAACCTGAATGGCAAGTCGTTGCAGCTGGCGCTCGATTTGATGTGCGCTCACATCACGACGCTCTTCACGCAGGACGCACAAAACGCCGAAGATGGCGGCGGTACTGGCCAAGCAGGCGGTATTGAAACATCAGCGAGCGTTGGTGCTGTGAGCGTATCAACCTTGCCGCCACCGGTTGGCGATGCATGGGAATACTGGTTGAACCAGACGCAATACGGAAAGCAGCTGCTCGCGCTTCTGCAGGTGAAGGCGGTCGGCGGATTCTATGTTGGCGGTCTGCCGGAACGTCACGGCTTCAGGAAGTTTGGAGGCACGTTCGGATGACCACACCCGGCTCCAACCTGCTTCGTCGCGCGTCGCGGCTGATCAAGTTCCAAGAGGTACAGTACTACAGCGCGGCTGAGCGCGTGCTCAACGCCGCTCGCCAGTGGGTGCCTGGGTTCGGTACGGCGACGCCGCTGAAGGCCAGCGTACAGGCCGTCAACCGGTCCAGCTACGCCGAAATGGGCCTGAACTTTAACAGCTTCTATGTTCAGGTCTACGCGATGCTGAACATGGTCGATCTTCAGCGCGATTCGAGCGGCGACCGGTTCATTTACAACGGCGACCTTTACCAAATGGAGAACGGCCAAAGCTGGTTTGAGCAGGACGGTTGGGCAACGTGCTTGGCCGTTCGGATTAAAACTGGCGCTACTGGCCCGGATTAACGCATGCTGGATAACGCCCTTATCAACCTGTTCGCGACCCAGCTGGAAGCCGCTAGTGCAGCCGCTGGGTGGAATTACATCGTGCTGCAGAAGAGCCAGCCGACGCAAGAAGGGATTCCGACCGCGCCAACGATCTTTTTCGAGAAGCTGTTTGATCATTCGTATGGGTGGCCCGAAGTAACGTATTCGGACTATAACCCTGAGACAAACATGTTCACGCAGACGGAAACTCAATGGACTGAGACGACATTCCAAGTGTCCGCGATGGTCATTCAAGACCCCAGTAACCTGAGCCTTCCGACAGCATCCGATGTAGTAAACTACATGAAATTATTCACTAATAGTCGCGGCACCATCGCGCGGCTTAAGGCCCAAGGCGTCAGCGCTTTGCGCATCAGTGAGCTTAGGAATCCTTACTACCGTGATGAGCGTCACGTGTTCGAAGGCAATCCGAATTTCGATGTAGTGCTGCAGCATCAGAGGATGATCCAGACGCAAATCGGCGCGACAAACGTGGTGGTGCCGGGAGTTGTCGAAGGAATTGAAAGCGAAGGAACGTTTCCAGTTTAGGTGAGTTATGGCGAAAGGTCCGAACATGATTGAGCGCCACATCGCGGCGCTGAAGCAACTCAAGGGCCAATCGGTGGAAGCCGGTTGGTTTGAGTCTGCACGCTATAAGGCTGGCAAGAACATACCTGACAAGCAGGTCGGCACGTCCATTTCCTACGTTATGCGCGTGCAGGAATTCGGCGCGACCATCAAGCGCGGAAACGTCACCATCATCATCCCAGCGCGTCCTTTCATGCGACTCGCGTACCAAAATTTTCTGAAGCAGCGTAAGGCTATTCAGACCAAGATCGCCAAGCAGTTAGTCCGTGGCGAAATAAAGCCTGAACAAGCACTGGGCCAAATCGGTCTGGCGCTGGAGGCTTGCATCGTCAAGAGCATCAAGAACGGTGGCTGGGAAGGCAATGCCGCTTCGACCATCGCAAAGAAAGGGTTTGATAAGCCGCTCATCGACTCTGCCCAGGCGTGGCAGGCCGTCGCAAGCAAAGTTAATCCATAAGGAGTCACTAACGTGATCAGCATGTCCCGTTATATCAGTATCGTTTCCGGCGTGGGTGCTGGCGCGGCAGTAGCTCAGCGTCAACTCATCATGCGCGCGGTTACGCAAAACAGCGTCCTGCCGCCTGGCTTGGTCGCCCAATTCGCGAATGCAACGGCGGTCGGAGCGTACTTCGGCACCACGTCTGAAGAGTATTACCGTGCTGTGGCGTACTTCGCATTCATCAGCAAAAACATCAACTCGCCGCAGCTGATGAGCTTTTCGCGTTGGGTTGGCGCGGCCATCGCTCCGATGATCGTTGGCGACTCCATCGCGAAGGTTCTGGCATCGTTCGTCGCGCAAACGAACGGTACGCTGACCGTCAATGATGGCGCGACGCCGGTGCTGGTGACTGGCCTGAACTTCTCGACGGCGACGACGCTCACGCAAGTGGCTTCGATCCTGCAGACGGCTCTCCGCGCCACCGCCGATGCTCAGCTTACCACGTGCACGGTTTCGTTCAACACGAACACGAACCAGTTCGTGTTGACTGGCTCGAACACCGGTACAGGCTCCCTTTCGGCCACTCCTACGGCGCTGTCCACGGACGTGAGCGCGCTACTGGGTTGGACTACGGGCGGCACGGTTCTCGTCGCGGGCCAAACGGCGGACACGCCTGACCAGGCCGTTGCGAAGTCGGCAGCGATCAGCGACAACTTCGGTTCGTTCATCTACTGCACGCCGTCCACGCCGCTGTCCAATTCGGATATCGCGCTGATTGCCGCTTGGACGGACGGTCAGAACAACAAGTTCATGTACTCGCTGGCCACGCCGCTCGCAAACCTGCAGACGCTCTATGCGCTGATCAAGGGCTACAGCGGCGTTGCAATCAACCTGCTCTCCACGACGCAGGCCAACGATTACATCGAGCAATCGCCGTGCGAGATTCTGGCTGCAACGAACTACAATGCAGCTGCCGCGTCCCAGAACTACATGTTCTATCAGTTCGCGAATCGCAACACGACGGTGAGCGACGATACCACGGCCAACACCGTGGACGCATCACGCGGCAACTATATCGGCGTGACGCAATCGGCGGGCCAGCAACTCGCGTTCTATCAGCGCGGCGTGCTCTGCGGCGGTTCGCAGGCGGCGGTGGACATGAACACGTTCGCGAACGAAATGTGGATGAAGTCGTCATTCACGGCCAACTTCATGTCTCTGTTCCTGAACGTGCCGGAAGTGCCTGCCGATCCGACTGGCGCGGCGATGATCCTGGGCGTGATGCAGCCGACGATCACTTTGGCGAAGGCCAATGGCGTTATCTCCGCAGGCAAGACGCTCACGGCGGTGCAGCAGCAGTACATCACGAGCATCACCGGCGATCCGAACGCGTGGCGTCAAGTGCAGACGTTGGGCTACTGGCTGCAGATCACCTTTACTTCGCAAGTCAACACGAATAGTGGGCTTACGGAGTGGGTGGCCCACTACCTCTTCGTGTATTCGAAGTCCGACGCAATCCGCTCCGTCCAAGGCAGCGACGTCATGATCTAATGCTGCGCGCGGCTGGTTTCCTGAGTGAATAGGACATCAGCCGCGCCAGTATAATCAAGACACTTTCTGGAGTCCTTAAATGGAAGATATTAGCGTATTTGGCTTGTCGGCAAACTTGACGGCAGACACCACGTTTCCGAATGGTCTGACGATCAACGCATTTGCTGACGACGCCGACCCGCTCGACTCGCCTGACATTGATCTGGCGGATATGGCGATGGGTCCGAACGGCGATACCGTCACGTGGACGCGTCCGCAGTTGATCGAGATTTCCATCAACGTCATTCCGCAGTCGAAGGATGACGTGAACCTGACCTGCCTGCAGGACGCGAACCGCGTGGCCAAGGGCAAGTCGTCGGCCATGGACGAAATCACGATGATCTTCACCTATCCGAACGGCATGGTTGTTACGTGCTCCGAAGGAAAGATGGTCACCGCGAACGTTGTGCAGTCCGGTTCTTCGGCTGGCCGCGCGAAGTCGAAGCGCTATGCGTTCCGCTTCTCGCAAGTTTCGCGCCAAGCAGCAACGAGCTAAGCGCCCATGCTGGCCATCCCGCTGTCGCAAGTCGCTAACCAGTCCGTTTCCTTCAATGCGGATGGCGTACTGTGGACAATTCACGTCTATCAGGCAGTCAATCACATGGTCGCGGATATCTCCAAGAACGGCGTAAAGGTCGTCGATGGGGTGCGCTGCTTCGGCGGGATTCCACTCATGCAGTACAGCTACATGTACTCACCGAACCTTGGCAACTTCTGCTTCGATTCTGATGCTGACTGGACCATGTTCGGCGGCTCGTGCAATCTGTACTACATGGAGCAGGATGAGTTGGTCATCTTCCTTGCCGCGCTTCAAGAAGGGGTCATTTAATGGCCACGCTGACGTTCCAATGCAACGAGAACAACGACCTGTATCTGCCTGACGGTCGCAATTTGGCGCTTATTTCTGGTGCTCCCGCGTGCGCGCAGAACTTGACGCAGAAGGCGTCGATGCGACTTGGAGAGAACCAGTATAACACCGCAGACGGCGTGGATTACTTCGGCACGATATTCACGCCGCAACCCGATTACGACGCGGCTCGCGCTTCGCTTTCGAAGAACCTGCTGGAAGTGCCTGACGTCAACAGCATCGAAACGTTGACTATCACGATCAGCGGCGACGTGTTCTCATACGAAGCAGACCTGCACACGACTTACGGACCCGTCAGCATCCAGGACGAAACGAATTTGAACGCTACATTCATCACAGGATAAAGCGATGCCCGCACAACAAGTCTCCCACGGCGTTATCACGATCAGCGCGCCGAAGCCAGAACTGCCCACGGCAGACTCGGTGGCCGCTGCTTTGCCGCAGACGGCGATGATCAGCGCCAGCGCGCCTCCACCGCCTGTGGTTATTCACAAGACGGTCGCGGACGTGCAAGCTGAGGCCAAAGAAATCGCGGCTGCAGCTGAGCAACTCATCACGGACGCGGCGAACGCTTCGGCAACGTAATTCGGACTGCTAATGATCGACATCAGCGCATTTGGAACCGGCATCACCATCGTAAGCACAGCCAGCTTTCCGGTGGGGTTCCAAATCACGTCTTTTTCGGATGACGAAGACCCGCTGACCATCGACCAGTGCGACGTTTCCGGCTTCGAGAAATTGTATGACGGAAGCATTTTCACGTTTGACAAAACGTCACCGGTACTGGTCTCAGTTGGCGTAATGCCGAATACCGATGACGACATCAACCTGAAGATTTTGCTGCAGGCGCGGAAGAGTTCTGTGTCGCTCCTTCCTCTGCCGGACACGACGACTATGATCATCGTCTATCCTGATGGTGGCCGCGTCGCACTAAGCAACGGTTTGATGCTTTCCGGTCCCATTGCCGACTCTATCACGTCATCTGGCCGTAAGAAGGGCAACGTGTACCATTTCGTCTTTGGGTCGTTTGACGGTGCCCAGAGCTTCAAGGAACTTGCCGCAGGCGTGGCGCGCGTGGCTCTATCGCTGTTATAAGACTATGGCAGCCAGCATCCTATCCAGCCTGCTGTCCAAGCCCGCTCTGTCCATCGTGAGCAGCCAGACCGGCATCGACATAGCATCCAGCCTCAAGGTGGTCCGCGTCCGCTTTCGGTATCGCTCGCGGACGCTTCGCCACATGCGCGAAGACGGAACCAGCATCGTTGACCAGCGCGTGATTCTCGCGACGGTCGTGGAACTTGAAGTATTTTGCTCGACCCAGAACGATCTGGCGGCAGTCAACTCTGCGATGCTTGACCGGACAGGAGTTTACACCATCACGTCGAAAGGCTTGATTGTGAAGAACATGATGTCCGAAGAGAACCAGATCAAGCAGACGCCGGAAGTGATCAGCGCCAATCCGGTTCGTATCTCGTTCAAGCAGTTGTTGACGCAAGGCGGAACCAATCCGGCATCGGTGGAGCAGGCAGCAGACTCGTCGCTGCTCGACAAGGGAATCCAGCAGCTGCAAACGGCGGCGATCAGCGCGGAAACGTTCACAAGCAATGTGGTCGCCAATTTCACGGGCGCGGCTGCAGCAGCGACCAAGTTGGGTCCGACTTTCTTCTTGGATACCAGTCGTTTGGGCGGCACAGGGACGATAGGCTGATATGGCACAATCCATCCTTTCTACGCTGCTGAGCAAGCCGCAGTTTGTGGCGACGAACGAGAACAACGGCACGACGATCTGGAGCAAGCTGGGAATTGTTGACGTTGAAGTTTCGAGCGACAGCGCCAACACCGATATGCCGATATCGAATCAGCAGGTTTCGGATCAACAGACATATCAGTCGATTCTAGCGACAGACCTGCAATCTGTGAAGATTATGCAGCCTTCTCGCCTGCGAGTTACGGCACTCTGCTCAGACATTTCGACACAGGAAAACGTCATATCGACGTTCCTGGACAACACCGTTACAATATCGGTTAACACCAAATCCATCATCACGTCCTATCTCGTTTTAACGGACGTGGACATAGAACAGAGCGGCGAAATGATATCAGCCGCGCGCATCACATTGATTTTTGAGCAGGCTCAGGCACCGGCGAATTCAGGCTATGCGCCAGAGCAGTCGGCAGACAGTTCGGTGTACGGAGTAAGCATCCAGACGCCGCCAACGGTCGTGCCACTTGCAACGCTCGTCCAGGCAGTCAAAAACGCGGCCTTCATCCCGCAAGTTCCGGCCAATGGCGCAGTCCTTGGTTCTCTTGGTGAGCCTTTCATCCTTGACTCTAGCAGGGTATCATGAGCGACTATATTGCCGGACAGACACTGACGGCTGAAGAGTTGAATACGTCGTTTGACGAAAAGATCGACGGCGCAAATGCTGATATTACCGGTGGCTTTGCCGAAGGGCTCGATCACGTTTACATCGTCGGCTCGACTGACGCAACTTCACCGACGACCGGCGCGCTAACGGTCGCTGGCGGCGTCGGCATCGAAAAGACTTTGCAGGTCGGCTCCAACGCAGTCGTGGGAGGAACGATCTATGGCAATAGCACGACCGATGCCACGAGCACGACGACCGGCGCTGTTATCGTTGCTGGCGGCGTAGGCGTTGCCAAGTCCGTGCGCGTTGGCGGCTCTGTTACCGTCAGCGGCGCGACCAACACACTCACCGCTTCCGTAACCGGCTCGACCGCCTCCACCAGCGCAACTACTGGCGCGCTGGTGGTCACAGGTGGCATTGGGATCGGCGGTGCCGCGTACATCGGTGGGCTGCTTAATGTCGCCGGAACCGCCAACTTCGTCGGCGCGGTTACTGTATCATCCACCGCTGCAAGCAGCAGCGCTTCGACCGGCGCACTTGTTGTCTCTGGCGGGCTTGGGGTGGCTGGCGCGCTCTTCATTGCTGGTGGCATAACCATCGGGAACAGCGCAACGTTGAACGCTGGCAATTCCGTCGATTCGACAAGCACCGGAACTGGGGCGATCACGACCAATGGCGGCATCGGTATAGCCAAGAGCCTCTGGGTTGGGTCCGTTCTCAACGTCGCAGGGGCAAGTACCTTCCAGGGCGCAACAAAGGTAACGAACACCACGGCAAGCACCAGCACCAGCACCGGCGCGCTGGTCGTTACGGGCGGCGTTGGGATCGGCGGCGCGCTGCAGGTCGGTGGAACAGCGACAGTGGCCGCTTTGGTCGCGACGACTGCAGACGTCAACGGTGGCACGGTTGATGCAACGGTCATCGGCGCGACCACGCCAGCCGCTGCAACGGTAACGACCATCACCGCAACGGGCGCGGCGAACATCGGTGGCGCGCTTGCTGTGACCGGAACGACCACGCACACCGGCGCTGTCACCGTCACGTCCGCCACGGCTTCGACGACCACCAGCACAGGTGCCCTTATCGTTACGGGTGGCGTGGGCATCGGCGGCGCGGTCAACATCGGCGGCGCGGCAGCGATCACAAACGCAACGGCGTCTTCGAGCACGACCACTGGCGCGGTGATCGTCACAGGCGGCGTGGGCATCGGCGGCAACCTGAATGTTGGCGGGTCGGCAAACTTCGTCGGCGGCAACCTGAGCGTTAGTGGCACGCTGACGGTCGGCACGTTCACGATTCCTTCGTTGAACAACACGCCGGTCGGCAACACAACGCCTTCGACTGGTGCGTTCACGAACTTGAGCGCGACCGGAACGCTGACTGGGATTCCTGGTCGGTTGCTGAACGTTCAAACTTTTACATCAAGCGGCACCTATACGCCGACTGCCGGAACCAATAGCATCGTTGCCAGGATTCAAGCGGGCGGCGGCGGCGCGGGCGGTCCGGTGGCAAATGCCGCTGGTAATGTGAGTTGTGCTTCGAGTGGCGCGGCAGGCGGTTACATCGAACACCGTATGACCTCTGGGTTCAGTGGACTAGCGGTCACGGTGGGCGTTGGCGGCACCGGTGGGACGGGTGCTGCCGGGTCGGCTGGTGGGTCATCCGCGTTCGGCACAATAACCGCAGGCGGCGCGATTGGCGGCACAGTCTCTCCGTCCGCTAACACTACCGTCGCAGGCACCGGTCTAGGGGGCACCGCAACCGGTGGCAATATTCTGAACGTGCCCGGTGGCCCCGGAAACTGGGCTATGAACGGTCTGACTGCGGGGCTCTACGTAGCTCCAAACGGGGCGAGTTCTTTGCTTGGCACTGGCGGCATTTGGGGCGGAAACAGTGCAGGCGGTAATGCCAGAGGGTTTGGTGCTGGCGGCGGCGGCGCTGTTCAAGGTCCATCACAACCAGCCATCAAAGGTGGCGACGGCTCTCCTGGTATTGTCATCATTTACGAGTACGCATAATGAACACATACGCATTGGTGCAGAATGGCTTCGTTGTCAATCTTGTGCTTTGGGATGGTCAATCCGACATAACGTGGCCAGAAGGAACTCTGGTAATCGAAACGGACGGCAGCGTGCACATCGGATTCGGCTATGATGGTTCAAAGTTCATAAACCAGAATCCGACTGGATCGCAAACGCTAGAAGACGCACAGGACGCGCAAGTATCGGCGAACAACGTCGCGTGCGCTGCGGCGATAACGGCAGGCTTCCAATCGACCGCGCTGGGCGCTTGGTACACCTATCCATCGAAGGTTACGGACCAGCAGAACCTGAACGCGTCCGTTGTCGCATCGCTGCTTCCTGGGATTCCGGCCACCTGGGTGACGCCGTTCTGGTGCCAAGACTCGAATGGCACCTGGGCTTATGTCTACCACACAGCAACGCAGATTCAGAAGGTTGGGCAAGACGCGAAAGGCGCGATTCTGACGCTGCTCAACAAGAACGCGCAGCTGCAGGCGTCTGTGATGGCCGCGACGACAGCACAAGCCGTGCAATCAATCAACTGGTGATGTCATGACCCGAAAACAACTGTTACTGCTCTGGCTGCTCTGTACGCTGTTCATGCCAATCCTCTCGATTGCGATGTTCTGTCAAGCGGCGTTCGGCTCTGAAGCGCGGGCCAAGGCAATGGCCGTTGCGCAAGACGAGTGCGGTAACGCGCTGTTTGGCGGACCCGCAACGCAGACGATATCGACGCGCACCGGAAACGCGTTGATTGAAGGGCGCGGCTGGGCCAAGATCGCGTCCAAGGTCATCGACTACTTCTTCGGCGCTGGGCACTGCCTGGCAAATGCAACTATTCCAATTCCGGTCGGCTTCGTCGGATAGTAGTACACACAGAACGGAGTCATAATTAGCTGTCCTTGACTCCGTTCTCTTTCCAGCGATGAATATTGAAATCACGACGCCGACTGGCGACATAAAGACCATTGCCATCGGCCTGTTTCCGGCTCTCGAAGGCTGGGATATTCAACAGCGCTTCCTTGAATTCGCGGCGACCAATGACAAAGACGTCAGAACCGCCTACACGCTCGAAGTCCTGACTTACGCAAACGTGGTCCAGACGGCGGATCGCACGTTGCCGCTGACTACAGCCGCGCTCATCGACAATCACCTTGGCTCGTGGCAGAACGTCAAGCGCGTGTTCGAAGAGGTTTTGATCCAAAACGGGATCGACCCGAAGACACACGCCGATCAGCCGCACTACTGGTCCAATGCCGGTAACGAAATGGCCACAGCGTTCATCGCTGAAGTCTCTATACTCCTTGGGCCTGCATTTTCGCAGATTCAAGGAGTGAAAAGTGAATAGTGGAATCTATAAGATCACATCGCCTTCTGGGAAGTTTTATATTGGGAGTTCAAAGAATATAAAAAAAGAGGTGGAGGGAGCACGTGAACAGTCTTCGGCGGAAAAGTCACCACAGTACACCCCTTCAAAACGCCTGTGAAAAATACGGAATTGAAAATCTTAAGTTTGAGTTGATTCTTGCTCTTCCACCGGAACGACTTCTGGTTGAAGAGCAACGGCTCATTGATGATCTTAATCCTGCATATAACGTGGCGAAAATCGCTGGCAGTCCGGGACTTCTTTGGCTCGGAAAGACTCATAAAGAAGAGACCAAGCTTAAGATGAGCGAGTCGCGGAAATCAGTTCTTTCATCGAAAGTCGTGTATACGGATGAAGTGAGGGCATTGATGAGTGCAAGGGCGTCTGCAAGGGCAAACTCACCGGAAGGAAAGGCAAGGCTTTCTGCCGTAAACATCGGCAGAAAGGCCACAAAAGAAGTTCGCGCAGCAATGTCGGAAAGGCGCAAAGGTGAAGGGTCAAACACCGCCATACTTACAAATGAAATAGTATTTGAAATCAAGACTGTCCTTAAGAGCAGGCGCAGCGCGTATGGGCTGATGCCTGCTCTGGCAAAGAAGTACGGTGTTAAAACGGTGACAATCGGCGCAATTGCTTCCGGTCGAAGCTGGAAGCACATAATTGTGGAATAAATATGGCAGATGATCTTGATCGCTTCGTTTTGCAGTACAATGTTGAGCTAAAGGACAGCATCAGCAAACTCGAAAAGCTGAATGAGAAGATGTCTGGCGCGGGCGCGGCTGCAAAGAAGAGCGGCGGCGAGGTCAAGAAGTTCACGTCAGACGCTACCAATGAGCTTGGAAAGCTTGTCCCAGGGCTGAATGCCGTATCGTCTGCCGTAAAGATGATGGGCGCGGAATTCGCGGCGGCGACTGCCGCAATCGCTGCGCTTGCTCTTGGCGTCAAGATGGTCATGAATTTGCGCGAGCAGTACAACCAGCAACGCTCTGACGGGATGCAACTTGGCGTCAGTTCGATCCGCATGGAAGAGTACCAGCGCAAGTTCGTCAAAGGGTCTGGCGGATACCTTACGCGCGATGCGGCGGCAGAAGGGATCAAGTCTTTTTCCGGGATGGCCAACGCCGCCTATGCCGATCCATCCAGGCTGGGTCGCGAAGCGCGGATCATGCGCCAGTACCTCGGTGTGGACGTAGGCGCACGCGGCGGTCCTTCTACGCCTCTGAACACTGAACTTACGCAGCTGGCCAAAGGCTTGCAGGGCAAGTCACGCGGCGACGTCCAAGGCATCGCGAAGGCGACCGGCCTGAATCAAGACTGGCTGCTAACCGTCCAGAAGCTGGGGCCGTCGATTGGCAAGATCACCGAAATGACCGGTGAGGAAATCGAGAAGCGACAGCAGGCCGAACAAAGCCTGGGCAAGTTCAACGAAGAGCTTTCCAATCTGAAAGAGAAGTTCACCGAAGTATCCAATGAACTCGCTGAGCCTCTCTTGCCGCTGCTCTCTGAACTCGTAAAGGTGATGGAGCGAATCGCTGCTGCGATTCCGAAGGTCAATGACAAGGCGAACACGAAGACGGAAGACCTCGCAAATTGGTTTGGAGGAACGGAGAAGGGCGGCAAGAAGTGGAACTTGGGCTTTGGGCTTGGAAGCCTGCTCAGCGGCGACTTCTTCAAACCGAAGGACAAGAACGCGAGCGCAGGAACCGGATGGGGCATCGCAGGGTCGCTCTTTGATATGTTCAACGGCGCTTCGACTGACGTGAAAGCGAAGCAGGCGGCGGACGACAAGCAGAAGAACGATAAGCAGGCCGCATCCAAACGTGACCAGGCCGTCGAAAAGATGGACGAAACCAGCAAACAGGGTATTCAGACGGCCAACGAAATGGCACTGGCCATCAACATGTTCGCTGGTGCGGTCCAGTCGTTCTCGTCGGCTGTGAACATTCAGCAGGCATGGGCCGCGTGGGCAGGGGAAATCGGGAAGGCAGGCGGCTTGCCCGGTTCCTCAACGAATGTCGGAACCCCAGGCGGATTCCAAGGCGGTGGCAATGGTACATGGGACACCAGCCAGTACTCCAAGCAGATCAAAGCCGCGTCGGACGTTTACAAAGTCGATCCGCAGATGCTGTACTCTATCATGATGGCCGAATCAAGCGGCGTCAACGGCAAGTATAGCGAAACTGGCGCGGGCGGTCTGATGCAGGTGACCAAGGGAAACTGGAAGGCGTACGGTGGCGGGTCGGACGTGATGAACCCGGATGCAAACATCATGGTCGGCGCGCGCATTTATTCGGACTTTCTGAAGCGCAACAAAGGTAATATCTCTGGCGCGCTTACCGGGTACAACGGCAACTCCGATCCGAACTATCTGGCCAAGGTCAACCGCTTCTACGGCGGCGGTTCTGGTGGCATGGGTGAGAGTAAGGTCAAGATGCAGCAGCGTCAAGTCCAGCAGGCAATCGCGTCGTATCTCAACGTTCCCCTGAGTCAAATCCAGCGCGGCGGGGTTACGCAAGGTGACGCCGCGTGGGCTTCGCAGCAGATGCAGAACGGAGTCGCGAACAACATCACGAGCCTGAAACAACAGCTTTCCGTTGCCGGTCTTCCGGCGCAGAATTACGCGAAGTTGCAAATGGAACTTCGTGACCAGTCACGCGGCCTTGATTTGCTGCGGCAGTACGCACCGGGCGTCGTGGATCGCGAACCGGCAGGCGAACGCCAGCGAACCATCGGTGAACGCCCTATCATCATCAACATCAACGGCGCGCTCGATCCCAAGGCGGTCGGCGCGGAAGTCAACAACCAGCTGACGAAGGCGATGAATGACCTTCTGATGGACCACTCGAATGGACAGAAGGGATAATGCCGCTAGGAACCCGAATTTTGAACGTATCAATGGCGCTGCCTGAAGGTACGGTTCTGCTCGATCAGTCCTTGGACTTGCACGTGCGCGTTCGAAAGGACGCCTTAGCAATCCAGAACACGTGCAGCGTCGAAGTTTTTAACTTGTCCCAGAATCTCCGTGAGCGTCTTCTCTCGCAATTCACCGCGTGGAATAAACGGAACCTGGAGCAAGGTTCGACCGGCGCGCAGCAGAACTATATCGACATAATGATACAGGCAGGCTACAACGACGCCGGACAAAACACGGCCACGACCATATTCCAAGGGCAAATTGCGCTTGCCGGTCCATTCAATGCGCCGCCGAATCAGGGCGTCCACATTGAATGCTACTCGCAGCAACTGAACAAGCTGGACTGGATCACGGCACCCGCACCGACCAGCGGCACGTTCAAAAGTTATGTCCAGTGGGCTGGAGAGCAGATGGGTGTTAGCAGCGTCGTCTGCGAAACGTCTTACGATGATACGCCGATCACCAATCCGTTCGCGAGCACGCACGTGGTGGCTGAACTGCTCGTTGACATTCAGAGCGCGTACCGTCCGAACGTCGCGGCATTCATCGACAACAACGTGCTATACGTGAAGGACGTCAACAAGGTCGTATCCTCTGCCCAGGCCGTTACAATCAGCGAGTTCATCGGGACTCCTATGTGGACTGAGTGGGGTGTGGAATTCACGACGCTCTTCAACCCGCAGATCAACTTGGCCGGTGCATCAACGCTAAAGTCGCTGATGAATCCCAGCTTGAATCAGACCTTCGTCAACTCGTCGCTGGAGTACGATCTGACCAGCCGCGAAGTGCCGTTTTACGTCAAGGTCAACGCGAACCCGTCAGCCTAATATGTCCACGAAAACCAAGCATTTTGACCTATTTGGCGTGGAGTATAAGACCACGCAATTTCCGGCAATCACCGCGCTCGCGATCATGGAGAATGCCGCGTCGATCCACCCAACCGACAACCTGCGGCAGACGTTCGTCCGCGTCGGAAAGGATTGGGTGCCTCTCGACTCTCGCGACGCCATCAACGAGCTTGTGGTGGACAGAGCGTTTATCATCCCACCGCGAATCGTTCTGCAGGCCGTGCTCAAGACCGTCAACGAGTTCAGTTTTGGGTTCGTCAACGGCTGGCGCGGCGTCAAGATTCCAACTCGATTCGCCAGCGGCGCGGCTCCGAAAGAATCACGCTACGTTGACCCGCTGATTGCGCAGCTTCTGCAGGAAGAAGTCGCGAACCTTCGTGAGCTTGAAGAGTATTACTCACTGGAGGATGCATTCAAGATGTTCGACGTTATGGTGGCCAAAGGAGTCAACGCCGCGCTCGCTCAAGAAGCAGCGACAAAGAGCGCTAAGCGCTGATACATAGTTCACCTACATAAGCCGTAAAATACTCGTGTCTATTTCGAGTGTTTTGCCACGCCTATACGATATGTCTGGATTCCAGAACAAACCGATTGTCAACCTCATGCCCGGTGAGGCGAAAACGCCCAAAGCTGCGCTGAAGGCGTTGTTCGGTTTGCACGGTCTGAAGCTGGACAAGCTGATTCCGGCAGAAGTCATGGCATTTGACCGTGCGCAAAATCTGGCCACCGTTAAGCCGCTGATTATGGTAGTTGATACCAACGATCAGACGCGCTCGCGGCTCCCAATTGGCAACGTTCCTGTGCTGTCTCTGGGCGGCGGCGGCTTCCATGTCAGTTTCCCGTTGAAGCAGGGCGACATTGGCTGGATCATGGCCGCCGACCGCGACTTGTCACTGTTCCTGCAGAGTCTTAAGGAGTCTGGCCCGAATACGTTCCGCAAGCACACGTTTGCTGACTCGTGGTTCATTCCTGACGTCTTCCGCCAGTACACGATTAATGCAGCCGACGCCAACGCGATGGTCATCCAATCTACTGACGGCAGCACGCGAATCTCGATCAGCGAAGGAAACGTCAACATCACGGCTCCAACGGGCGTGCTTGTAACAACGCCACTGGCCACCTTCTCGCAGAACGTTCAGGTCAACGGCAACTTGGTCGTTACCGGCGCGACGACCGTCAACGGCGGGTTCAACGCGAACGGCAGCGGCTCGGCAGGCGTTACCCTTCCCACCCAAACCACCATCGGCGGCATCACCGTTTATGGCCACGGACACATCAGCAGCAGTCCTGGCTCAAGAACGTCTGGAGGCATGATCTCGTGAGCGCGAATTACACTTACCTGCTCGACACCGGAACCATCGGCATCGACACAACGGACCTTCTCACGGACGTTGAAACCGAATGGCAGACCGCGTTCGGCGCGACCCTCAACACGGACGCGAGCACGCCCCAGGGCACACTCATGGCCGCTGAGACGACCGCGCGCACGAGTGTTATGCGCAATAACGCCGAACTGGCGAACATGCAGAACCCGAACCTGGCCTATGGGACGTTTCTGGATGCTATCTGCGCGCTGCTCGGCATCGGTCGCGGAACGAACCAGTCAACGGTCGCAACCGGTGTCCAGCTGACCGGAAATGCACAGACGCCTATCGCTGCAGGCTCTCGTATCCAGACTCCAAACGGCGATGTATTCGCATTGGTTACGGCAGTCACAATTCCGGCAGGCGGCGTCACCACCGGAATCTTCCAGTCGCAGCAGTACGGCGCGTTCTCGTTTCCTACCGGAACGATGACAATTCTGGACGGCACCATTGGCTGGGGAAGCGCGGATGCAGTCGGAACGACAACCGTCCAATCCGGCTCAACTCAAAATACCGATCCGCAGCTGAAGAACAAACGCAACGCCCAGTTGGCAATCCAGGGAACCGCTTCGACGGCATCAATCAAAGCCAACCTGCTGGAAGTCCCCAACGTAACGTCCTGCATGGTTGTCGAAAACAACACAGGCGCGGCTGGGACGATCAACGGAATCACCTTCACCAAGGCGACCGGCCTTTGGGTGTGCGTGGCCGGCACTGCGTCCGCTGCTTCCATCGCGGCTGCACTCTACGCCGCGCACAACTCTGGTTGTCCATGGGATTTCGGCGCAGCAGGCTTCGGCGTTCAAGTCCAGCCGCCCAATGGCGTCGCAGTGACCGATCCGACGACCGGGTTCACGTACTACGTCCTGTACACGACGCCGATCCTGCTGGACGCCTACGTCGCTATTTCAGTCAAGCAGTCCGCCACCGCTTCACCCGGATCGACCGCAATTCAGGACGCCATTCTGCAGTACGCTCAAGGCGCAGAATCCGGCGAAGCAGGCCTGGTGCTGGGCGCGAGCGTTTCGGCGTTCGAAATGTCCGGCCCAGTCGCACGGCAGTATCCCGGTGTGTACGTTAAAAGCTGTCTGGTTGCAACGGTTCCGGCTGGCAATCCTGCGCCTTCGTATCCGTCTGCGTACTCCAGTGAAGTCGTCCTTCTGCCGTATCAGCAAGCCCAACTGGCAGTCGGCAATATCGTGGTGACCCAGCTATGACGATGGCTCCATACAACCCGGATATTACGCGCGCTCTGAAGTGGCTTCAGAACAACGCGCCGAACATCCAGTCAATCGTGACCCAGAAGGCGGATTGGTACGGCAAGTACAACGACCAATTCTGGATGAACTGGGAAGAGAACGTGTTTGACCTTCGCACGGCCAACGCGTTCGGCCTAGTGGTCTGGTGCATCATCTTGGGACTGCCGCTGTCGGCCTTCAACTTCCAGCCGATCACGAACGCATTCGCCTTCGGTTCGCAGCGCGGCAACTTCCAGGATGGCGGCGGGCACGTTGCCCCGTTCACGTTCGTCGGCACACCCACGATCTACTCAAACGGCATCGCGCTTTCCACTTCTTCGTATGCGATCAATTCGGCAACGGCCCAGATCACGTTCGGTGGCGCGCCTGCAATCGGCGCGAAGCTGACCTGGTCAGGCTCGATCCAGAATCCGAACACGTCACAGACACTCGTCGTCCAACAGCCGCGCCCTATCGGGACAGGCGACGGCATCACCACCGTATTCAATATGTTCCCTGCGGACGGTGGGAATTATGATGAGGTCGGTTCGAACTTCTACGGCGGCGGGTCGTCGTCCGTTGCTTCGCTGAACGAAATCCGCTACGCCTGCATGCTGCGTTACGTGACGCTGGTGTCGAATGGTCGCATACAGTGGATCAATCAGATGCTGGCATATATCTTCAACGGCGGCGCGGCCTGGACTCCTACCACAAAGAAGTACTTTTATCTGGCTGATTCGACGCTTGCCAATCTGGGCGTAACTGGAGCGTCAATCTACCGGCAGGACTGGCAAGGCAACCAGCTGATGTACGCAACGCCGCGCACGAACCTGGTCAAGTACTCGCAAGACTTCACCAATGCTGCATGGTTGAAGCAAAACGCTGGCGTTGGCGTCGCTCCTGTCGTAACGGGAAACTATGCAACTGCACCAGACGGAACTATGACGGCAAGCCGGGTGCAGTTCAACCTTGGCGGCGGCGTTGCTGGCAGCGACTACAGCCGTTTGACGCAAAACGTAACGACAATCGCGCAGCAGGGATATGCATCGGGCGTTTGGGTGCGGTCCACGGACGGAGTTTCGACATACACGCTGCAACTTACATTCAATGGTCAGTACACAGGCAATGCCAGGATAACAGTCGGCCCCACTTGGACTTTTGTGACGCAAAGTATCGCCTCTGCAATTGATACATCGCGCAACTTCCGTTTCGATACGCAGGGCGGCGCTGGAACTTCGAATACAGCAGATATTTTGATGTGGGGTGCGATGCACGTGCAAGGCGCGGTGACCGGCGCTTACATTCCGACCACTAGCGCGGCTGTGACGGTGACGGACTACTCCATCAACACGACGACCGCCAACGTCACGTTCTCAACTGCGCCGGTGACTGGCGCAGTCCTGACCTACAGCGGCACGTATCAAGGCGTTACGACGCCAACGCCGCAACAGTTCGGAACGGGCAACGGCTCAATGACCAGTTTCATGCTGAGCCTTCCGCCTGGTGCACCCGCTCCGATCAGCACCCCGTATTACATGGAATACAGGATTGGCGCGAATATGGGCCTTTCCGCTCAGTTCGTCAACCTTCTAAACAATGCCTCATACGGCATCATGCCGACTTGTGCAGGCATCCGCTACGCAGTCGTTCAGGAGTCTTAACAAATGGCGAATCCACCGCTCATTACCGTTCCGTTTGCAAACTCTGGCGACCAATCGGTGCTGCCGGCAACCGATCCGAACGGGTTTGTGAACTTCACAACAGGCTACACGCCGGATTATGAAATCAATCTGGCTGCTGGCGACCCGTCCGCAAAGGCGGTTGAGCGCGGCATCCAGAACTATCTGTTCAACGTCCTGACGAACGGGATGATGTACTGGCAGACCAACAACCGTCCGTGCTGGTACGCCGGTATGCCTGGCGGTTACGGCAAGTACGCAGAAGTGACGCTGCTGGACGTCTCAAACAACCCGGTCCCGTACCGCTCGCTGGTTGCTGGCAACGTTTCCACACCTGGAAGCAGCAGCACCTGGGAATATATCCAGGGGTCCGGTGAAATGATCAAGAACGTTCCGATGCCCAGCGGTGGCGCTGGCGGGCCTTCTGCTCTGCTGGTGACAGCCGCGACGGACTTCAACACGTTCATAACTTCCGGCACCTTCCAATTTGCAACGGACGCGATTGTAACCGGCTCGCCCAATACGCCGGCAAACGGCAGCAATGCAGCCGCGAGCGGTATGCTTGAAGTGGCTTCGTGGACGCAATCCGGCTCCACCTACGTCACCCAGTTTTTCCGCGACCGCAACGGCCTTGGCTTCATGCGCGGCTCGACCAACGGCAGCTGGACTATCTGGAAAATCTGGGCAAACGCCACGCAATTCGTCGTCGGTGAAGTTCGTATGTGGAGCGGCACGGCGACGCAAGCCGCAGTTACTGCCGCGTGGGGACCGGGCTGGCATCTGTGCGACGGAACGCTTGGGACTCCGAATTTGCGTGACCGTTTCATCGTCGGCGCGGGTGCGTCGTATGCCAATGGCGCGAGCGGCGGCGCGACGACCGCAGCCCTGTCCACGACGAACATGCCTGCTCACAACCACGTGATCAACATCAGTGACCCTGGTCATGCGCACGGAGTTTCGCAAGGCGCTCACGCCCACGGAGTCGTTGATCCAGGCCACGCTCACGGCGTGTACGATCCGGGCCACTCGCACTTCACCACATTTCCGACTTCGTTCGTGTCCGGCAACCAGCACACAGGCGGCCAGGAAGTCACATTTGACAACACCGGTGGGCAGAACGTCGGTACATCTTCAAGCGGGACCGGCATTGCCATCTACGGAAATGGCACCGGCATCGGAATATCCGGTGCCACCATCCCGATCAGCATCAACGGCGCTGGCACCGGAATCACCGCCAGTTCCAACAACAACGGCAGCGGCTCTGCTTTCTCGATCCTGCCGCCGTACTACGCTCTGTGCTACGTCATGTACACCGGGTCTTAAGGAGAACTTAGATGGGCATCAAACTTACCTCTGCAATCCTCATGGCTGGCACCGGTTGCTCTGCAGCAATCGCCGGTGCTTGGCTGGCTCCGATGCAGGCCGCGTGCGACGAGTTTGGCGTCAGCGATACGCCAGCGCGCGTCGCGGCCTTCCTGGCCAACGTAGGTGTCGAATCGAACGGCCTGACGGTCTTCGTGGAGAATCTAAACTACAGCGCGCAAGGCCTGGCAAACACCTGGCCTGGTCGTTACGCCGTTGGCGCGCACGTACTCCAGAAGGTGCCGAATCAACTGGCCTATCAACTGGGCGGTAAGCCGCAGGCCATCGCCAATAACGTCTATGCAAACCGTCTGGGGAATGGACCGGAATCGAGTGGGGATGGGTGGAAGTTTCGTGGCCAAGGTCCGATCCAGCTGACTGGCCACGACAACATTCTGAAGTTCTTCGCTGCGGCTGGCCTTCCTTTGCAGACCGATCCTGCTGAGCTTCAAAGGCCGGTCTTGGGATCGAAGTCAGCCGCGTGGTTCTTCTCGACTTCTGGCGCATTCGCCTATGCAGATGAAGGGAACTTCGATTGCACGGTGAAGAGCGTCAATGGCCAGGTGCCGTGCCAGGAAAATCAAGGCGACCGGCGGAACAAGTTGTATCAGGCGGCATTGCCGCTTGCACAGGCGGCAGCGAAACCAGCGGCACCGGTTCCGGCTCCGAAGAAGGCACCGGTGGCTCCTGCGACGGCGACAGATAAGCCGTAGAGCCTGCTACGCCAGCGGCCAGGACGGCTCTGAGGACACGACCCTTAACCGTCAGGCCGATCAACTTCATCAGGAACGTAGCGCCAGCATCCACAAGTTCAGGATCGACTTGTGGGTGTTTCTTTTTGTGGTGCTCTACTCTGAAATGCTCGAACATTGGAATCGGCCTGAAAACGCTCCTTTCGAAGCGTATTTATACACTCGGTTAATAAGGCAGCTGGACTACTACCGCCATACAAAACCACATATCACAGGTCGTTAGGATCGCGAATCGACTCAAACATACCGTGTCGCGGCACGTCAACGACGCCGTGCGGGAAGTACTTGAACCGCGCGAGTTCGCCCATGAATTCAGACTGGAAGTTGTCGAAAGCGTGCTTGCGCTCTTCGTGAGTCAGTGAAGTTGCGCTAATCTCGAATGGGCGCGGCCAATTGCCCGATTCTACCGTGAACGCGCCGATCATTCCGGTGCCGACCATCATATCTTTATTCTCACTTCGTTTCGAGTTACCGAAGTTGTCCTGCACGGCGTCGTTCATATTCTCCATCTGCTCCTTGAAGCCGGTGATGAGCGCTTCTTCGGTGATGAACCGCTTGACCTTCAGCAGCAAGTTCTCCTTCACCGTGCTGCGGCCATACTTGTAACGTCCGTTCGGGTCGCGCAGCATGATTCCTTCGAACCCGTTGTCCACAGCGATCTTTTCGAAGTGAAGCAACTCTTCCAGGTTCATAACCATCGTCTGCGGCAGGTAGTCGATCCGGGTGAAGCCGCGCGCATGGAGTTCTTCGACGCGAGCGCACGCCCGCTGTGAGCGATGCATGAAGGCTTCGTTCGGATTGGTTCGGTCATCGAAGATGTACCAGCGCACGTCAGGCTCGCCAGTCTTACGCCGCACCGGGCCAGAGGTGTTGTGGAAGGCGCGCGGATCGTTCCAGGCACCAACGACCAACTCACCGTCCAGACCGGTAAAGTCCAGGTGCGGCATCCCAGCCAAGGTGCGGTTCTGGTACAACGATTGGGTGTACTCGTTAGTGACCGGATTCGCACTGCTTGTCAGAATATTGCCCTCTTCATGGAACGCGCGATAACCGTCCAACTTGAAGCTGGCGAAGTACGGGAAACGGAGTTCAGACTCAACATAGTCATCGCCCTTCATCGGCTTTTTGATTGCCATTCTTACTGCTCCTTAGATGTGAAAAGAGGCCCAACTGGTGAGCCTCAAATATAGCGTGCCGAAGTGGCGATTACTGCGTGATCAGGTCGAAGTTCTCCAGAACCAGCTGGCTCCAGTTCTCCAGCGCACCTTCGCCCAATGCGAGGGTTTCTGAAGGAAGGGTCCAGCCGATGGTCGTCAGTTCTTCTTCGCGGCAGCGCGGATCGAAACCAGCCGGGACTTCCATGGCCATCACGATACCGTAGTGCACGCGTCCGACCGCGTTGGAAGTGTCGTTTATCATGCCGACGAACTTGGGGAAGAAGTCGGTGTGAGTAGCACGAACTTGGTCAAACGACAGCAGATTATGGCTGCCGGGATGCTTGAAGCTGAACTCTTCGTTGAGCTCACGAGCGATTGCCCGCGCAAACGTCAACACCACGTCGATCACGCTACCATTCAGCGCAACGTCCGCGATATCGACGTGTCCGCCGCCGCCGACCGAAAGCGCACCGGCCAGACGCTCTTCGCCAACCTTCTTCGTGCGCTGGTACGTGAAGACGCGCGGCGAGGTCTGGAATTCGGTCGGTCGCTGGTACATCAAGACATACGGAAGAGCCTGGCCAAAGCGCTCATCCGTTTCCAGTTCCGCACGGCGTCCGATGAACAGCGACTTGCCTGCGCTTTCGAAGAACGCTTTGGGCGGCATCTGGATGAAGCCGCTGAGCGGTTCGATGCCGAAGGTTGCCTTTTCGAACGCCAGAATGTGTTGCGGGTGCTTCATTTCGTTACTCCAGGCAGTGCGCCGTTGCAGGTCGCGCGGTCTTGCGCGATGAGGTCGATGGCTTCGTTCAACGCAGCTGCGTTGACGTCTGCGGTGTGGAATCGCTGGGTGAGGTACCAATTAAGGCTTGATACCCCGTCAAGAAGTCCACTTTGACTTTGGCTGCCGGCTGAAGGTTGGCCGGTGCCGGTGGGAGCGATTGGCACGCCAGGAGTACCGGCGCTGGTGTGGGTTGCGGCAAGGTAGCTGCGCAACCGGCCAGCCCAAGCAGAGCCATTGCGAATGGCAGCATCGCGAGCCGTTGTAAGCGAGTCGATTTCATCTTGATGGTCCTTGACCAGCTTTGTCTGCTGGAGGTCGAATTGCGTTTGTTGGAACAGCAGCGCGGCCTTGTTATCGGCCAGTTGGGCTTCGCCCTTCTGCGACTGCTGGGACACGTAAAGGTCGTGAGCGGCCTTCTCGCTGGCGAATCCGTTGTGGTGGCCCCAGAGGTATGCGCCGCCAACGGCCAAGCCAACTATGGCCACTTTCGCCAGGATTGCTTGCGGGTTCAGATCGGAAAGGATTGACACTTTGGTCTCCTTATTGTGAATCGGTCTTCTGCTTGAACGCGACCGCACCTGTCACCGCAGCAACGCCGCCAAGCATGCCTGCGAACGCCGTTCCGAACGCGATCATATCAAACGAGATTCGGTGGAGTACGCTGTACACGCAAAGGAAGAGGAACGTTGGGAAGCCGGTGAGAAGCATGAACAGTGTCGCGACACGTGCCATATCATAGCTCTTGCCGTCATTCTCCGTTCCGCTGTCCTTAACGGCCTTTATGATTTCGGTGATCACGCCAAACCCCTGTAAGAAAGGGCCAGATTAGTGGCCCTTTCGGTTCAGACTATCGCAGCAGGCCCAATTAGCTGGCTGCGGTGCCGGTCGTCGCTGCAGCCGTTTCCGTGGTCGCGGCAGGCGGCTGTGCCACCGACACGGCGACGCGAGCAGCGGCCCACTTCGCGCCTTCTGCAAACGCCTGCGACAGCGTCAGTTCGGTCGTTTCGAGCTTCGCGAACGCTGCCGATTCAGCGGCCTTCAGTTCGTCTTCACCGTACGCGACGCCCGATGCGACTGCGGTGGTGGCCTTCGAAACCGCGCTGGTCAACTTCGCTTTGAGCGCGTCGAATTCATCGACAATATCCGTGAACAAGTGCATCATGATGTTTCCTTGAATGGAGAGGTTGGATAGGAACCGCTTGCGCGGCTCCGCTATTCTAGGCCAGGGCTTAGAACTTATCCGCTTCGGTCGGCGCACCCGACACCGAAGAGTCGCCGGCATCGACCGATTTGGAGTAATCGGCCTTGACTTCGCCGCCCAGGATCGACGCATAGAACGCCTTCGCGTCTGCGTACACTTGCGGATCGCTGACCAGGCCGTCCAGTTCGAACTTGACGCCAGCCCAGTTGCCCTTGTCGTTGCTCGCCGCGATGGTCGTCAGCTTGACCAGGTTCGCGAAGGTCGGAGGCGTACGGTCACCCGCTGCCGTCTTCACCTTCTTCTGCTGAAGCGACGTCAACAGCATCTTCGATGCCTTGATCTGCGACGAAGCGAGCGACAGGATGGCGGGCGATGCCGTGCCGCTTTCCGGGTCGATGGCCAGGACGAAGTGCGAGCGGGTGTCGGCATAGTAGTCCGACTTCTTGATGTTGACTTCGCCCTTGTCGTCTTTGACGAGCAGCTTGCCGTCCACGTTCTCGATGGTGCCGGACTCGATGATCTTGTCCATTTCTTCCGGCGTGACTTCACCCTTGAAGCCGCCATCGCCGTCACGCGCACCCCAGAGGATGAACGAGCGCTTGTATGCGCAGGGGATGATCACCAGCGGTGCCGTGCGGACGTCATAGCCCTTCTGCGTGACGGTGTTGAAGATCATGCCGGCCTTCAGGCCCGGAATGTACTTTGCGTTGTCCTCATCCGCGATGGGCGACGACTTCTGGAGAATCTGCAGGAAGGGAATCGCAAACGAATCCTTGTCCGCGCCTTCGAAACCCATGCCGTAATCGCCATCCAGGAACGCCGGTGCGGCGAGTGCGCCCTTTTGGACTTCTGCGACTTCAGTGGTTTGAGCCTTAGCCATTTCTGTTTCCTTCTGTGTTAAAAGAGGTTTGCTACTGCGGTTGAATTATCTACTTTTTGCGTGTCTTCGGAAGTGCAATTTTCGCGACTTTATACTCAAACACACCGAACGTTTCCAGCGGCAAGTTCGTGCCCGCTTCCAGCTGCTCCTTCACGAACGACTTCAGTGTCTGTGGATGGACACCTTCGGAAACTGACGGCTCAAAACCGGCTTCGTGCAGAGTCTCCATGGCCTTCTTGACCGCGTCCTGCTCGCCTTTGCCGAATGACAGCGTCAGGCCGGTCTTGATGATGCCGTCGAACTCGTGTTCACGCAGCCAGTCGAACGCTGCTGGCTTGCGCTCTTCCGTCAGGCCGCACTTGACGTCTTCCTTGACGGTGACCTTCGAGCCGTCCGTCAGCTTGAACTCTTCCAGCCCCAACGTCTTCATGATCGTCGGGATATGGCCCATCAGGATTTTGTCCTGCTTGCCCTTGAGTTCTTCGAGCGCGACCGTGGCAACAGCAATCTGCTGCTCCAGTTCTTTCGACTCCATCGCGAGCGCGGTCAAACGCTCCAGCGTCGCGGCTTGCACTTCTTCCGGTACTTTAGGCAGATCATCGAAGAAGTCGATTGCGGGTGCTTCACTCACGGCCTTACCTCCAGCATTAGATAGCGGTTCAACTTCTTATCCCATTTAAGCATGTTAAATGAGGCTTGGTTGCGCAGGATGACACCTGAGCACACTGCGATCACGGACGGATCGCCTACCGCAACGAAGTAATCGCGAGCGGTGAAGGAGTCCAATGATGCGTGAATTTTTGCGGTCAGCTGCGACAAGAACATCGGGTCGTCTTCTTTGTCCAGGATCGTCGTAAGGGTGCCGAAGTGCGCCGCGCTCGTGAAGTCGAATACCGGCACAAATCGGTCGGCGCTTTTGTCCCAGCGCTCGACCAGCTGCGGGATAAATACTCTGGGAAACATGTCTTTCTTCCTTTCTCAATTCGTTTCGGGTTACAGCAATTATGCCGTAACCCGGTGACGTTAGACCGTCATAGGACGTCCATCAATGATGTGATCTGCCAGCGCGTCCTTCACCGCCAGGTTCGCGGCAATCTCTTCATCAATAGTATCCTCTGCGATCAGATCGACGTAAAGGACAGGCTTAGTCGTGCCAATCCGGTGACAGCGGTCTTCCGACTGGCCGCGCACGTCATTGTCGTAATCGCAGCTGTAGTAGATGGACGTATGGGCGGCAGTAAGCGTAAGGCCTGCATACGCTGCCTTATTGCACACGAACGCGCGGACGCCGCCAGCTTGGAACGTATCCACGGCCAACTCGCGGTCGTCGTTCTTTACGCCGCCGTGGTATTCGACGCACGAAATGCCTTGCGCCTTCAGTGTCGCAACGATCTGGTCAATCTCATACCGATAGATAGCCCAGACGATAAACTGCCCTTCTACGTCATCCACAACGTCCAGGAACGCTTCCATGCGCGGGTTGTGCTCTGGTGAGAGCAGTTCAGGCTCTCCGTACACGTTGACAAAACCGGACGTTACCTGCTTCATCTTTGCTCGCGCGGCAATGGCCTGGAATGACATTTCGCCTTCCTGCCGCGAGTGGTAAGCGAGTTCTTCCTTGAGCTTGTCATACACCGTACGCTGCTCGTCGTTCAGCTGGAAGAGTCGCTGTTCATAGACCTTCGGCGGAAGGTCCAAGCACTCGTCTTTGCGGACCCGGTACATGTGCGGTTTGATCATCTCAGCCAGCTTGTCCAGGTTCTTGTACTTCTTCTGGCCGTTCTCGTCGTTCTCCACCACCTGCGCATAGACGCCTTTCGGACCCATCTTGCGCAGAATGCCGGCATTCTTTGGGTTGGTCATGTCCAGCAGCACCGCGTATTCAGCGACGAACGCGCGGTAAGACTTCGTGCCCAGCAGACCGCTCTTCAGGAAGTCGAATTGACTGAACAGGTCCATCGGCGCTTTCGTCAGCGGCTTGCCGGACAGGATACGTCGCGCCTCTGCCGGTCGTCCAGCTTCGATGATGTACTTGGTACGCTTTGCATCCGGGTTGCCGATCTTTTTTGACTCATCGACCACGGCCATTGATTTGTACTGCAGAATGAAGGTTTCGACCAGTTCACGCGCGGCAGGCTGCAACATCGCCTCGAAATTCATGGTGAGCACGCGTAACGTCCTGGACTCGAATCGGGAAGCGGGTGCATTAAGTCGCTCCAAACCGCTCTTTTGCTTCTTCGTTTTCACCGGTCCACTCCAAGCGAAGCAGACGGACGGAATGCCCAGGTGTTTTGGAATCTCGCGCAGCACCCAGTTTGTGTGCACGCCCTTCGGCGCGAAGATGACCAGGCCTTCGATCTTGCCGGCCAGGAACGCGCGTTCAACGTCCGCGAGAAGCATCCATGACTTTCCTGTGCCCTGCTCAGAGAAGTTGGCGAAGTTACGTTTGCCTTCTGACCGTTCCAGGTAGGTCAGCTGGTGGCCCATGCCTTCTGTCTTCATTTCAATAGTTCCAGGTAGGTTGCAATTTCGGTCTTGCCTGCACAGACGGTCGCACGGCTCGTCAACTCTTCGCGCGTCATCATATCCAGCGGCTCATCAGGGTCCAGCAGGTAGTAATCCAGGCCGACGCGAAGCAACGTAAAGGCGATGCCGTGCCATTCGCGCCACTGCCGCGCGAAGGAGAGTTGGCCTGGTTCGAACGCGTCACGCAGCGGCCTTGTCGTGGACCGGGCGGGCCAGCACTCCAATGCCTTGTTCTCGATCCAGAAGACGGTGCCGCGCCGGTTGATAAGGAGTACATCAGGCATGCCATCGCCGCTGTACAGGTTCTCAATTCGGAACGGCTTCACCTGACGAGGGTCCAACGCCCTGCTGAACGTGTCCCACGATTTCTGCTCACGCTGACGGCTCATTGTCAATCCTTTTAACGTTTTTGACGATAAACATATCTATACCAGAAATCTTCCATGCTCTGACCAGAAACCACGAGCCAAGCGGCGCGGTTTCTGCAATCGGCTTGCCGTGCTGTTTGTACTTGTCCGGTCGGACGCGGAACCGCATCGGCGAATCGGTGGAGTCATCGACCATCATCAGATCAATGAACTGCGTATCGCCTTTCATAACTTTACCGCCGCGCTTCTTGATTCGGATGGCTTCGTTCTCATCGGCCAAAATCTTTTTGGTCAACTTAGAAATGACCAAGCACTCATCGCGGTCGCCGCACTCCTTCATCTGGATGATGGGGTTGCCGGAAGTGACGCCGACCAAGCGCGGATTGCGATAGTACTCGCCCCACTTGGTATGGGCTTCTGCCAAGTCCTGAAACTGAACTTCAGCCTTCGCGAGCGATTCAACGTGCTTCTGGTACAGCTTCCAGTCCTTTTTCGTGAGCGGACCAAGCGCAATTTGCGCTCGCCATTTCTCACGCGCCTGAATGAATTTGAGCGCCTTGACCGGCCCAAAGCCTTTTGCGTTTTGAATGCCGCCAATGAGCCGACCATCGGCAACTTTCCAATGCGTTTCGGAAAAGTCAGGATCGATGGGGGTATAGGCCACGCCTTCTTTCGCCAGTTCTCTAAGAATCGCGATAGTCTGCTCATCATCCTTCGCCGCGCGTAGGCAGGCGGCTGCAAACTCCAGCTTGTGGTAGCGCTTAAGCCAGCATGTCCAGTAGGTAACGACAGCATATGATACGGAGTGAGACTTGTTGAACCCCCACGAACCGAACGTGACCATTTCCTGCCAAATTTTCTTTGCTTGGTCAACCGGTACGCCTTGGGACGTAGCACCTTCAACGAAGTCCTGGCCCATTTTGTTGAAGTACTCTTCACCTTTTCTCCCTGACATAGCCTTGCGGACGGCAGAAGTTTTGACCCAGTCAAACAGGCCGATTTCCTTCACCACCGACATGATCTGTTCCTGGTACAAGAAGACGCCAAACGTGTCCTTCAGGTACTTCTCCAGCTGCGGCACATCGTACGTAACCGGCTCTTTCCCTGCCGCGCGCGCGATGTATTTCTGTGCCATGCCAGACGCGAGCGGGCCAGGCCGCGCCAACGCCGTCAGGTTGTCGATCTTGGAGAACCTATCGACATTAACAGAGCGCGTAACAGACCGGACGGCATCGCCTTCGAATTGGAAGATGCCGCTGACGCGGTCTTCGTTGATAACCTTGAACACTTCCGGGTCGTCCAGCTTCAGCGAGAACAACTGTTCTGCCGTAACCACGCCAGAGTCTTCGATGATGCCCAGAGTACGAAGCCCCAGGGCGTCGATCTTCAGCAGGTTCAGATACTCCGAATCCGGCTTGTCGATCTGCGCCACGCCTTCCACGTTGACTGTGCAATAGTCGCTGACCGGGTCATTACACACAAGAATGCCCGCTGCATGGACACCGGTGTGAGATGGATGAATCTCAAGATCGCCCATGCACTGCGCGGCTTCGGGAAAGCGGCGCATAAACTCCTGGCCAGGCTCCGTGCCGTCGAAGGTATCCTGCAGACCCTTCCCGTAACGCGCGTCACCAGACGAATAGACGATAAGCGCATTCTTGACGTTGGCAGTTTCACTGTAAGGGACTCCGAACCGTTTGCCAACCTGCGCCATCACGCTGTTAGCTTGCAGAGTGTTAATATTCCCAAGCTTCGCGACGTTTGCCGCACCGTACTTATTCTGAAGGTACTCGAAAACCAGATGTCGTTTGGTGTCCGTAAAGTCGATGTCGATGTCAGGCAAGTCAGCGCGACTAATGTCAATGAATCGCTGGAATAGTAGATCGTGCGGGATTGGGTCAACTTCGGTGATACCCAAAAGATAACACACCAGCGACCCTGCCGAAGAGCCGCGAGCGGGACCGACCAGCATATGCTCCTTCGCATAGCGAACCAGATCAGACACAACAAGAAAGTATGAATCAAACTTCTTGAGTTGAATCTGCTCGATTTCCATGACAAACCGCGCTTCATACTCGTCCGTCCATTCCGAAATATGACCACGCGACAGACGGCTGACCTGCCCTTCGCGCGCCAGTGCCACCAGATCGCCGTCTAAGTGGATAAGCGGCGCTTTCTGGAGCGATACCCCAGACAGACGCTCAGCGACGCAATGCGTGTTGAATACGGCATTTTCGAACTCGTCGCAAGTCATGAAATGGCACACCTGCGTCCAAATCTCGACTTCCGATGCTATGTGGCGCATTCCGACAGAGTCACGAACTTCCCAAGCATACGCAAACCGCTCGTGCTTCGGGTGCGGCATGTCGTTGTAAGATGTGATAACCATCGGCTTGCCGGTACGCCGCGCGAGTTGCACGGCACGGTAGGCGTGCAGATAGGAAGACGGATTGACGTCAACGTAATCGAATGCGTCTTCACTGAGATCATGCGCGCCGCCACAGAAGCGAGTAACGCCCCTGGCCTTGATAAAATCAGCATTCGTCAGGCCCTTTTGCGCGACCGCTTTCGTGGTCAGGTTGTAGAACGCTTTGGTGTCCTCTGCGAGAACCCAGGCAACCGGCTTGAATCCGTCTGGCTCGCCGTCTTCGTCCAGCGTGATCACCGGAATCTCTGCGCCGAACATCGGCTTGAGCTCAGCCTTCTTCATCGCCTGTTCCCAGCGACCGTGGCCCCACGTGCCGGCATCCACGAGCGCGGCAGTCGTGCAACCTAGTTCCTGCAGACGCGTGACGATTTCCGGGTGCCGTCCGTAGGCGTTGCGGTACGAATAGCCAGACCTTACTCTGAGTTGCGGGATGGCCATCACTTCACTCCTTTGAACGCTTCATAGACACCTTCTGCTTTGCAGGCTTCGTGCAGCAACTTAACGTCGTCCAATGCCCTGTGCTTCTGGACGTACGGACCACACTTCATCGCGTACCAGTCCTGCAGCCGCACCCGTTTTCCGTACATATGGAACGTCTGTTCCACCGTACAGATTTCGATTGCGTCGCCGTTCAGGCCGCGCCAGCAGATATCGTCCAGCGTCTTTCTGAGGCGTCGAAGGTCGAAGGTGCAAATGCCCTTATCGAATGAGAGGTTGTGCGCGATCCGTCCGCGCGTCGCAGCGAAGTAGCTGCACAGTTGCGGAATGAAGTGCTCAAATGGCGGCTTGTCTTCCAGATCGGCGTTCGTCAAACCGGTGATTTCGGTGATGATCGCTTCGATCTGGATGCCAGGGTTGCAGATGAATGACAACTCTTCGTGAATCGTTTCGCCGTCCGTGATTATGCCACCGAATTCGATGGCGCGCGGCTGCTTGTGGAGGTCTGCGTCAGGATGGAAGGGCAGGCCCGTAGTTTCCCAGTCGAACACGGAGAAGAGCATCAGTCAACTCCCAGGAAACGGATATTGCGTTTGAGCATACGAGCGCATCGCGTAGCGTGGCACGATGAGTTCTTGGCGTAGACGGTCGCAGGCGTATCGGCAGCAGGCTGTCCGCGCCAGAGCTTGAGCCAGCGACGGTTGGCGCGTCGAATGCTTCGGACGCAGATCGGTTTGCCGATAGGATTGCCGTACAGGTTTGGGATAGATACGCGCGAGCCTTCTGCGTATCCGTTTGATTCATTCCAAGCGCGCCGACGAAGCGCACGTGTTAGACTTTTGGTCATTCTCTTTCCTTTCTGTGGATAACAAAAAGCCGCGACTGGCGCGGCTCTCTGGGCAAACGGGTTACGGCTGAGAGCCAGAGCCGAACCGACAAACGGTGGGTGGCTCTGGCCAGTTCCGTGTGAAGGCGCATCGTACCTTGGCTGTCTTTGAAGTAGACGGTACGCGCCTATTTTACTGGGCGGAACTGTACGGCAGACGCACGATGAACTTGAGGTCCACGCCGATCAGGTAGCGCGTGTCATAAATGACGTACTTGTAGCGGCGCGAATCCTTGATTACCGGGTTCGCATGCGACTGCGTGACGACGCGCTGCGCGATCTTGATGTCGAATTCCTGCATGACCAGATCGAACTGCGTCAGTTCTTCTTCAGTGACGTGCATGCCCAGATGCGACACCGCGCCGAAGCAGCCGGTTTCGTTCGCTTCCTGGCTCACGGTCATCCAGTTGTCGCCTTCCGTGTAGTCCAGAATTTCGAGTTCCAGCGGCTTGCCGGCACCAGCGTCTGACCCGTTACCGGCCTGGTAGTTGAAGGCCAGGTGCGCGGTGTTCTCGCAGTCCGACTCGGTAAATACAGAGCCGCGTGCAACGACCGTATCGTGGTGCCAATCGGACAGGCCAAGGCGCGCCAGGAAGTTACGTGCGTTGACGGAATTGGCGGTGAAGAGTGCAACTTGTTCGATTTTGAATTGCGGCATTTTAATTTCCATTAACATCGGGTTCCGGGTCTTGCGCGTCTTCGAATTCGACAAGCGCTTTGCCCAGGTTGAGAATCATAGACGAAGCGGACTGGACGTGCTCTTCACCGTTCATGAACTGAACGAATCGAAGGACGACTTCAGCAGCGGCTTCGTCACCAAATGCGAGGTCTTCACTAGCCGCGCGCAGTTCGCTTTCCAAAGACATCAGGACTCCTTAGCGCTTGGGCGCTTCTTTGTCAGGCCCGTTGAACTTCGAGTTGTCCACCGTAACAACGGGCACGGTGGACAGGAGTTCGCAGCGCTGCGTGTCGAACCAGCTGGAGTCGCGCAGCTTGCCGTCTGCATCGACGGACGGAACCAGCAGCAACTGATCGCAGCCGGTGATGTATTCGACGTGGCCCGTTGCGACGCCGGTGAATCCGGTCACCTTGTCGCGAAGCGTGAAGCCAAGCAATTCTTTCCCTTTCATTTACTTCTCCTTAAAGGTAAACCACTTGCAGACCAAGCATGACTGCAATGTTAAATTCCCAATTCGCGCCCTTGCTCGCTTGCCAGCCAGGAAGCATCCAGATTTGTGTGCAGTCCGGGATTTCCTTAACGCAGCGCCGCATGTAGTAGCGCCAGATTTCATCCTTGTCGGTCATCGACTCCGGGTGCGGCGGAACGTCCTGCGGATTGAAATAGGCAAGGCCGCTCGAAAACAGATTTGCCGCCACCTTGTCGAATGCCGGTTTATTCCCTTCCGGCAGACCGGAAACCGGACCGCTGATGTATATTTTCACTGGCATCGCGGATCGCTCCTTACTTACCAAACGGTATATCGCAACCGGACAGGTATAGATAGTTGCCCTGGGTGAGAAGTCCGCTGATCAACTCAGCGACGGCTTCAGGCGGTGTTTCAAGGCCGTGCATCAACGCCTTGCGCTGGTACTCCTTCGCGAATTCCGGCGACCAGCCGCGCACCTTGCAAACATTGTCCTCGATGGCCTTGGACATGCCGGTGCCCGCCAGTTTGTTCGGTGAGACGCTGAAGACGGTGATGCCGTACTTCGGCGTCAACTCGTGCGCCATCTGCTTGCTGATCATCAACGCTGCGGCCTTCGATGCATTGTAGCTCAGGCTGGAAGTCATCGGGATATGACTCGCATTGGATACAATGTTGATGACACAGCCTTTCGACTTCCGCAAGTGAGGGAGCAACGCCTGTGTCATCTTCACAAACGAGAAGGCGTTGACATCCATCAAGCCGAAAAAATCATCTTCTCCGACTTCTTCGAACCAGCGGTTGTCGTTGATACCGGCGCAGTTGATCAGCGCGTCCAGCGTGCCGATTTCGTTCAGCCACTGCGACGGATTGCGAACGTCGTCGCCGTTCAGCTGGTCATACTCGTACACGAAGTGGCCAGCGTCACGAAGGGCGGCGCAGATTGCCGCGCCCAGGCCGGTGGACGAACCGGTCACAAGAATGTGCTTGATGGACATTTAGTCTTCGCTCCACTGGTCGCGAACTTCGATGTTGTGCTCAGTCGCGAGCGCTTCGACCATGGCAGCGTACACGGCCAGATCGTGGATCGAGTCGGCATGGCGCAGATCGCTCTTGACGAAGCGCGTCAGCTTGACGATCATCAATTCAAACAGGTGATACGCGTGGTGGTCTTCCGCTTCGCGCAGCGTAACGCCGTGCGGGAATAGCGCCTTCATCACCGCGCCGACCATCACGGCGTTGTCCTTGTAACCGGCGTTGCGCTCGCGGTACGTCGCTGCGGCCTGGTCCAGAATGTCTGCCGCGCTGAGCAGCTTGGCGCGCGTCGCGACGTTTGCCGGGTTGAACGGTTGCTTGTTCTGGCTCGCGAGCGTGGCCAGGTGGGCTTCGCGCAGTTGATCCAGGGTAACGGGTGCGCCGTCGATCCGCGTCCCAGTCTGGGCCGTTTCCTGCACCAAGCCGTTCTCGTTGAGCAGGCCGACCTGCACGCCCTTCGACCGGTACATGTCGATGATGTCCTGGCGGTCGTCGTAAGCCATCACCAGATTCTTGCCGGTCTGCTCGACGTACTTGTTGATGTACGACAAGAATTCCGTCTTCACTTCGACGGCGCTGCGTGCGTCGTCGTCCTTGCGCATCAGGATGATGAAATCCTTCGTCGGCTCGATGCTGAAGTGGCGCTTGATCCAGCCAGCGGTGAGCTCAGCGACCTTGAACGGGCGCGCGGTGCAGAACGCGATGAAGTCGCCGTTGGCGATGTGACCGGTGAGCAGCTGGCTGCCGACTTCCAACGGCGGATCGTCGCCGCAACCGGCGTGGTAGAAGTCGAATTGCAGCGGCTGGTCTGCGTCAGCCGGAATACGCGAACGCCTCCAGCGGTCGTCGCTGATACAGCCGTCGATATCGAAGATCACCACGTTGTCGTTGAGTTCACGAGTCATTTCTGATTCCTTTCTTGAAAGAGGTTGATATTCTACGCTTAGTAGGTGTAGTTCAAAGTCAGCATGTGCGCGCCCTTAACACCGGACGGCGATTGCCAATCTTGAACACCAGTCTGTGACTGGCGCGCGAAGATGTACGTGTACCGGACACTGAACGGACCCTTGGAAACGCTCGCGCCGACGACCGCGCCAACGTGCAGCTTCGGTTCGGTGGTCAGGTTGTGGACGGTGCCAATCGGGCCAAGCTTGCCGGTGCCGTCATTGGACGTAACGGTGGCGTGCGTAACCCAGGTGTCGCGATACAGGGCCGGTCCTGCTTCGACGCCGACCGTCCAGCCGTTACGCAGCTGCCAGTACGGCTCCAGCGTAAGAGCGAATGCCTGGATGCGTCCGAACGACTCGAAATCACTCATCTGGCCGCACGTATGGTTGATGCAGGCCTTTGCCTTCGGATCGTATCCGCCGACCTTTCCGACCATGGTGAAATCGCTTGCGTCTTGCGGCGAAGAAGCGGACCAGTTGACGCCGCCGAAGTTGAGATAATCCGCGTGGATGCGCAGGCCAGGAACGAACGACATGGCCTTTGCGTCGATGACGGTCGATACGACGCCGACCCGGAACGCGAAGGCATTGACCGGCGCGCTGTACTTGAAACCCGGACTGTAATAGATGCCCGGACCTTCGCGCGTGTACGATGACACGCCAAAACCGGCTTCGATACTGAACCACGATTCAGCGTGCGCGCCTACAGAGGCGAACGCAAGGGCGGCAACAACGGCGACTTTCTTCATGTTCTTTCTGGTCCTTTCTTCTTTTGTTTAAGAGTGAGTTAATTCTACCGTGCGGTGGTGAACTAACTCACACACACTGCGCTTACATGCTCTTCCCGTCCTTCGCGACCGGATTGGCCTGTGCGAGTTCTTCGCGGCTCCAGAACGAAATGCGCAGTTCTTCTTTCTGCTTCGTCAGGTCCATCCACGGACGATAGTGCGGGCATTGGTAACGGTCATACGAACTGCCGTTCCAGAAGATGTCCACGCCAGCAATCTGCCCTGCCTGCTTCTCGCCCATCTCATGGATAGGCGTCGATTCCACGACCGCGCCGCCCCAACGCGGGAAGGCGCACTGCCCGGTCGCGACGCACGCCACCTGCAGGAGCGGATCGGCCCACGGATGGACGGCGAGAACAGCCGCGCGCATGAGCCGGTACGCTTGCTGGTATTCGCCCTGGGTACGTGCGCAGAGCCGGTTCTTGGCCATATCGGACATCGTCCGCAGGTTGAACTTCGCCTTGATCGCCGTCTGCATATTCGACGGCAGAACGGCGCGAGCGTCTTGGAGCGCGGCACCAGCCTTGATCAGCTGCTGGTAGTGCGCGTTGGCGTCCGCTACGGCATCGTCAAACAAGCTTGCGAGCGAGCACTGGTCAGCCGTCGATTTATCGTAAGGCGCTTCATCGGAAAGATCGGGCCATGCAAACGCATCCGGCCTTACCGTTTCCGTGACTTCGAGTGCTCGACTCGTTTCTTGCTGATAAGCGCCTGTGCGAGTGCGAACGAGTTGGTGCGTGAAATTTTTCGAGACTTCCGTAATCTCAAAGATGTAATCCACAAACTCGAATGGCGACTTGATCGTGTCGAGCATGTACTTGAAGTGCTCATAGCGCTCTGCGTCCGTCATTTCTTCAGGCGACTTACCGCGCATACGCGTGGTCTTAGTGCCGATGAGAAGGTTTAGTGCATCCGGTGTATGGCTGATCAGTTTCACTTGCATGTTATGCGATCCTTAGTTCAAACGGAGTGCGAATTGCTGGAAGGGCTTGCACGTCTTATTTGCAGCTTCGATACGGGCAACGGCTTCGTCGGCTTCTGCAATGATGTCGAACTCCAACACAGTCGTATGGACCGACGATGTATCGTAAGAGCGCGAGTATACAGTTGTCACGAGCACTTTTGTTGTACGCATGATCAGATTACGCCGTGCTCGTTGGTGTTGTGGTCGGCCAGGAAAGCGATTTGTCGCGTGGCCTTAGTGCCGATGATAAGGTTCAGAGCGCCCGTTGTATGGCTGATCAATTTGACTTTCATCTTCAATCTCTGGGATTAGCGCGGCGTCGCTGTCGATCACCCGCTGAAGGTTTTCAGGAACTTCGCGGCCCATTTCCTTGAGCCACTCAGCAAGGCGTCTGGCAATGATGTTCTTTCCAGAGCCTTGCACAATCGACTGCGATGCCGCCATGTTACACCTTCTTGGATACCGTGTAATGCTTGAGGATCGAAACCGCCAGCTGCTTCGCGTCAAACGGATGCAGCGCGCAGTTCGTGTGGATGAAGCTGGCGAAGTCTTCCGCCTGTCCTGCGGCCACGGCTTCTTCCGGCGTGGCGTGAAGCGAGCCGTCAGCCGCGCGATACATGGTCACGGCGGTCGGCTCAACCGTGCTGAGAGGCGCGATACATGGTCACGGCGGTCGGCTCAACCGTGCTGAGAGGCGCGATAAATCGCGGTTCAACAGGCAGCGGCTCGATGATCTCTGCCTTCGACCCTTGCGGGAAGGCGTAGCGCACCAGCTTGTAGTTCAGCGTCCGGTAGCCCATCAACTTGGCCAGACCAAGGACGTGCCATTGCGTAACCGGAACCGGCCATTCATTCGTGTACGCAGCGTTGAATCGGTCGGCCAACTCCTTCGGGTGGATGCCCACCAGCGTCGGAAAGCTGAGAAGGAAGGTGTTCAGCGCTTCCCGGTGCGGCTTGGCCAGGCGCGTCTTCTGGTGCTGCCCAGCTTCCTCCGTCGCAGCTTCGGCAGGCGCTTCAACGGGCGAAGGATTCGCGGCCAGCTGACGTTCGTTTTGGCGCATGAACACGTCGCCTGCACCAGCGTTGACGTTGTCGCCATACGAGCCGGTGGCGCGATTCTTGAGCGGAATAGGTGCGTTCATTTCTTTCTCTTCCTTTCTAACTTCGGTTGAATTGGGCGGAATGCCCAACAGTTTGGCCTGCAACGGACTGACGCGAATCAGTCGAATCTTTCGTGTCTTCTTTCTGCTCACGTCAGTGCTCCGTTAATTCAGATTATGCAATACGGCGGTGAATTATCAAAACTTCCCAGGCGCGACCTGAAAGCACGCGACGCCGACGCGACGCCACATGGCCACCACTTTATCGCGGTCGTCATACACAGCCGCGACGCGCGAACGTTCCTGCTTGCCCATGGTGTTGAGCCACTTGAGCTTCAGCTGTTCGTCCGGCGTGCTGATGTCCTCTTGCGGGCGCATCTTCAGCATCTGCTCCAGCTTGATGAGAGGGATTCGCGTAGTCTGGTGCAGCCACATCAGCGTCTTCTGCTTCACGGCATCGCTGCGAGCGCTCCAGATACGGATGTCGCATCCGACGCTATACAGCTGCAGCATCGTACCGATTACGGGCCAATTCGGCTGGTCCAGGTGACACAGTTCAAAGAAGCCGTTCCAGTCCGGTTTGAACTTTCCCGATCCGCCGCACTCGTTGCACGTATCGCCACCTTCATCGGCAACGTCGCTGAAGGTCTTGCCGCTGATGCAGCCACGGCATTGGCCGTCTTCCGGCTTCTCCACCAGATAGCGGCGATGCTCGATGAGAGCCAGTGTGCCGTCCAGATCGAAGATGTAAAGCGGTGTTTGCTGCTGTGCCGGTTCCTGAAAGTACATCATGATACACTCCTTCGTTATCGTTCGTAAACCGTTGTAAGGGACCGGCCAGCGCGTTCGATTGCGCGGTTCAGGCTGAGGTCTTTGAACTCCTGTCCGTTGGCGGCGCACACCCACTTGCCGTCTTCCGGGTCTTGGTACAGGGTGACGGGACTTACTGCGCCGTCCTTCCCAGCGCTGGCCATGAGCTTGAGCGCCTGCCACAACTGATCGTGCGCAGCTGCGGCTGGATTCACATAGTACGATCCTGCTGCCACTTCGAACTCCTATCGGTTTGCCAGCACCAACTCGCGGCCATACGACGATGCAGCCATGAGGCGCTGAACAATGTCAATATCCTTCACCACGTCGTCCAGCAGTATATTGCGCCACGTCGCGAAACGCCCGATGCTGAACACGTTGAAGTCGCGCGTCAGTTCGTGGAGGATCGCTTCACGCGCTTCACGCGGCAACTCAATTATCTTACCATATCGCTGGTCCACGCGTTCAATCTCTTCCAACTCAGACGGACAGATGCCGAATGCATCGCAAACGTACGTGAGTTCGTCAAACGCAGGGCCATCCCATTTCGAGTACTCCGAACGGTCGGCGACTTTCTCGATGATCAGAAGATCGCCGGTAATCGACGCGCGGAACGTCCGCAGGTCCGGTTCCGGGAAGTAGAGCGTTTGGAATACGTCACTGCCGCGCGGCAGGCGATAGCGGAAAACTTCGATTCCAGACGATTCAAATAGAGTCTTGGTGATCGACTCAGGAGCCATGCCGCACGTCCGCATGATCACCGGCAGCGGTGCCGTGTTGATAGTCTGGAACTCACAGCCGCGCTGGATGGAGTCAATGGACTCTTCGAAGTGGATGCGCGAACGATGGCGATGGACCAGCTGATTGTAGAAGTCTTCCGGCGCAATGTAACGGACAGCCGTGTCGAGATTCCAGATGCTGCGGTCAGCTGCGATCTTGCCGGTGACCTTCCGGGCATACGAGTTCGCGAAGGCGGGATTGCACGCATTGTAGGTAACTCCCTTGCTATGGATGCCCTTTCGCACAGTAACGGCTCGAAAAGGGATTCCAGTAAGATGAGATACGGACTCATCACGAAAACGTAGAAGAGCTTTATGTTGTTCAATTTGCGCGCCCTTCTCGAAGATTTCAGCGTGGCCGATCTTGCACGCCGTAAGGAGTCCTGCGAGTCCAGCACCAACGATGATCGCGTGTTTCATTGTGATAGTCACTTTTGTTCAGGTGAAGAAAACCCGGCACTTGGCCGGGTTTCCTATTCTACAGCACGCCGGTGTAGGCGCTTATTCAGCAGGCTGTTCGTTTGCCGGCTCTTCGGCGACTTCCGTCACGAAGTCCAGGTGGCCACGCTCTTCCAGCTTCGACAGGAACGAGCGGACGCTTGCGCCGTACAGCAGCGGCTTGCAGCCTTTCGCCAGGTCTTCGATGGCGATTTTGTCGCCTGCCGTGTAGTTGGCGCGCAGATACTCCAGCACCTTGCCGCGAATCGACGTGGTTTGCGGGTTGCTGAAGCCTTCCGCATTCAGGACGATGTGCGTGGCCTTGGCGCGACGCTCGCCGTCCACCTTGGTGTTGGCCTTGCGTTCTTCGACCAGCGCGGCGCGGCGCGCCACTTCGTCCTTGCGCGCTTGCTTCGCGGCTTCCTTCGCAGCTGCCGTTTCGGCCTTCGCGGCTTCCTTCGCGGCAGCGGCTTCGGTCTTCTTCGCTTCCTTGGCGGCGTCGCGCTCTGCCTTCTTCGCTTCCTTCTCCAGTTCGCGAGCTGCCTGGCGTTCTGCTGCCTTGGCTTCCTTCTCCTGCTCGCGCGTCGCGGCCTTCGCGACACGTTCCGCTTCCTTCTTCGCGTTCGCTTCGTCGCGTTCCGCCTGCTTCGCGGCCTTCTTCGCTTCGCGGTCGGCTTGCGCGGCGACGCGTGCAACTTCCTTCTCTGCGTTCTTCTGCGCCTTCTTCTGTTCGGCGGTCAACTCCACCGACGTTGCTTGCACGGCGGATTGAACCGACTGAGCGATGCTGTGGCTGTGTTGTGCGTCCGAAACGTGGTGTTGGTGACCGTGCGACATTGTTTAACTCTCCATAATGTTTGATTGGGTTAGGCAATTCGTTTGCCTGTGATCAAATTATACCTGCTCGCTTCAAAGAAGAAGTGTTCAGTATTCCTAATTGCTCGCTAAGCCGCGCAGGTCAACCAGCTTGCGGCTTAGCGTATCCTCGCACACCCCAAAGAGCACCAAGTTCATTGACGATTGCGTCGATGGCTTTTGCGTCATCTGAGTCGATACGATCACCAGAACCGTGCTTCTCGATTAATGCTTTAACGAGCAAACGCGGAACAGTGACGAGTTCAAACAACGTCGCCTCTTCGTGCGTCTTGAAGATCGTGCCGGGTGCGAGGTCGGACTGCCAAGCGGTTGTGGAATTGATGGTCATTACGGACGCTCCGTGGTTACAGACCGGATGCCGTCGATCTTGATGGCAACGATTCCTTTCTGCTCTTGCGCGATTCGTTGTGCGATGTTCTGCGCGGCGCGATGGGCGTCTTTGTACGCGTCTTCAAACGTCCAGCTGCCGCCGTACTCAGAGCCACAATCGAACTCGATGGTGCACTGTGCGACGAGTCGCGTGCTCAGATTCAGTTTCTTTTCGCTCATGGCGTCACCGAATGGATCGAGTGCGGGTTGGCCAGACGGTCGCGGCTCGCGGCTTCTTCGGCGTCAGCCCAGTCCGACAACTCATCAGCCAGACTGCTATTGGTCGCGTGAATGTGCCGTGCATAACAGCGCATGGCCGCGCGGCAAGCCGTGGCGTGAGCGTCGTCACCAGCAGGCTTGAGAACGAAATACTTCATTTGTAGTCCAGACATTTTAGACTCCTTACAGTGTGAAAATCAGGAAGCAGACGAGCGCGAATCCAGCGACCCAGATGCCATCGCCGTGCCAAATTAGCGCGATACCGGCCAGCAGGATTGCGATGGTCAACACGGTCAAACAGACCGTCTGGGTAGTGGACATTTCGTTCTTTAAGCTCATATCAGCGCCTCCGATAAACAGTCAAACGTTGAATTGCACGAGTCCAGCCGGTGTACTGCATCTTGCTGTAATCGCCCATGTTCTCTTCGATCAGCAGAACGTGATCCCACTCGCTGCCCTGCGACTTGTGAACCGTGCAGCCATAGCCAAACTGGAAGCCGCCCACGGCCTTCAGCGCATCCTTCTGGGTGTCAGGATCGCGGCTAAACGACAGCGGGTTGTACTTCACGCGGCGAATCTTTCCGTCCGTCAGCGACCGGATTCGCATCATAATCAGTTCATCCGGGTCGTTGTCCTTGATTTCGCTTTCCGGCACTTCCTCTTCATAACCCAGCACGATGCCCTGCTCGCCGTTCATGAAGTTATACGTGTGCTGATTGAACCAGCACATCACCTTCTCGCCAACGTTCGGCTGCTCGCCGGTAAATCCCAACTCAGCGCGGACGCGATTGTTCACTTCAACTCGCGTGTCGTTATACGAGCAGAGGATTTGGGCGTTCTCCCCTGCATGCTCGATCATCTGGGCCAGCGGAGTGTTGCCAGCACGGACACGCACATCTTCGTATTCGCGCAACGGAATGCGGTGGCCCTTGCGGATGAAGCGTGCACCACGAACGATGTTCGACTCTTCCGCCAACGAGCCGTCCGCGTTACGGAACCGCATTGGCTCTGTGAGCTCATGGTTCACGTTATCCGGCGTCAACGAAGGCGGCGCTTTAACCGGCTGTAGCTGGCCCAGATCGCCCAACGCAAGTACGGGTATGCCGTGCCGCGTGACAGCGCCCATATCATACGATCCTACCATCGACGCCTCATCCATCACGACTAGCAACGGACGCTCTTCCAACGCGCCCTTCTCCACAAAGATCGGCTCGCCGTCTTCGTCTTCGCCGCGTACGTTATAGACGAACTGGTGCAGCGTCTTCGCGCCGTCGCAACCCTTCTGGCGCAACCGGCTCGCGGCCTTCCCGGTCGGCGCTATATAGACGACGTTGTAGCTGCGAAGATCCAAATTGGACACAGCCCCTTTGGCGAAAGTCGTCTTGCCCGTACCGGCTTCGCCCGAGAGGAAGAAGACCGGCGTGCGAGCGCGGCCACCGTTGAACCACTTCGCTACTTTATCGAAGCCTTCCAGCTGCCCTGCGTTGAATTCGATTCCGCTCATACTTTGACCTTTCTAATGTGTTCATCGGCGTTGTGTCCGAACTCGATCACCAGATCAAGTGAGGCGAGTATAACGCCGCGCGATGAATATCAATTGGGCGATAAGAGGTAACTTGAGTAAGTTATACCGGGGACGAAAATAAATTGGTAAGTTGTATAATTGAGTCACATTACCCAATCCTATAATTGCTCCGACGAAAGGTAAGCATCAGACGGCTTCCAGGTTGGCCGGTAAATACGACCTGCAACAGCACGAAGGATCAACAGAAGTGAACCACAGAGAACGTACCGAAGTATGCGAGCAATTCCTTGCGGAACTCGGCAAGGGAATCCCCGAAGAAGAGCGCGTGATGGCTGGCTACGCCGATGAGGCAACGGTCCAAGCGGACGCGAGCGGCAAGAAACTCAACGCAGGTTGGTGGCCTACTCCGTACAAGGCCGGTCGGCAAATTCCCCTGGACGAAAACTGCTATGTCTGTATCTCTTCCTCCATCAAGACTCCGAATCCCAAAACAGGCGCTTTGCGCTACTGGCGCGGTGAGGCGTCATTCGGCCATGGACTCGCGCTCATGGTTGACGACATTGGTGACGGAAAGGGCAGCAAAGGGGGACTCACTGTGGATCAACTCCAAGCTATCCTTCCACCTACCGCCATTGTTGAAACCTCTCCCGGCAATCACCAGCTATGGTATTTCCTGGACGAACCCACAGCCGATCGCAGACGGTTCAAGGCTTTTCTCCTGGGATTCGTGGAGCACGTCCTCATCGACAAGGGCGGCGATTCAACCATACGGGACATTAGTCGATACGGACGCATGCCTGCTGGAATCAATAACAAACGCGGTGCGGACGGCCAATTCAAGTATCCGGTGTCTGCCGGATTGGGAAGCAATAAGTCGCGGTGTTTCGGCGTCGGAATGGTCGATGCTGACTACTCACTCAGGTATTCGATGGATAGAATTGCTTCAGCGTTTGGCTTTCCAATCGTTGTGCCCGTGGAACGGCTAGTGAGCGCAGAAGAGCGCGAAGCGAAGGACGCCGAATCACTGCACGACGCGCGCTGGTTGAACATCGCCATCCGTATTACGAGCCGCCTGAAGATGGGCGAAGGAACGGGCGGTGAAGTATCGCAAAACATGTCCGGCAAGTATCGTATAGCTTGCCCATGGGGAAACGAGCACACGAACGGCGACAAGTACGGCGCGTACTTCCGTGGCTCAATTCCGGGCGCAGAATACGAGTATGTGTTTGGCTGCGGTCACGACACCTGCCGGAAGGATAATAAGCGCACCTGGAGCGTATTTGTTGACGCTATCGTGATGCCGTATATCGAAGATGAATTGAAGAACGCCAACCGCGATTGCGATTGGTTCGATGCGAACTTTGAAGACTGAGTGTGAAAATCATGGCCAAGAATAAACTGGGGTGGTTCGTTGTAGAGAAGGCAGGCCGCGTCGTGGATTGCATCCGCGCGAAGGACTTGTGTCTGGCTTTCCAGGAAGCAATGGATAAGTGGGAGCATTGGTGCGAGAAGGGAACGCGCATCGAAGTGAAGCCAATGTCGGATGCACCCGCCAAGATCGACGTTGCGCCGGTCGTCGTGGTCGCCACACGCGCTGAAGTGCAGACGTATGCTGAGAAGAAGCAACCCAGCGGCTTCGGCAACTGGCCGTATTTCAGCAACGCGGCTTTGGCGGAGAATGAATGATGCCGAAGTTCGAAGAGTCAGACGGATTCGAAGAAGAGAAACAAGACCTGGAACAACGCAAGGCAGCGCGACTGGTCCAGGCGAAGGAAGCGGACGAAGCTGCTGGTGCGTTGAGGCAGGAGCAGGACATTGTAAAACGTGCACGCACCCTCTTTGCCAGCGGTCTGATCGACTTCCCGGATGTGAAGAAGGTTCGCAGCGGCGATATGTACGTGACGCAGCCATTGATGACCGACGAGAACAAGTGGACGGTTATCAACTCGCTATTCGAAGGCGTTGAGGCGATGCCGCATCGTGACCACTTTCGCGGTCGGATTGTTGACCATGAAGGCCGGATAATTGATGACCACTATCCGGTCGTGCGCTGGGTTGAAGCGTTCTCTGCTGGCGGTCTTAAGGGTGTGAGTGCGAGAAGCGCGCGTGAGGTCGTTAAAGAATGGGCGTTGAATCACGAATGGAATGACCTCATTGGTAACATTGAGAAGAAAATTCCTGAGTGGGATGGCAAGGCGCGGCTCGATTCGAAGTTGATCGACCTGTTCCAATGCTTCGATACGCCACTGAATCGCGACTTCGGGCGGTACTTCTGGCTGTCCCTGTACTCGCGCATCATGATGCCTGGGTCGTTGGCTCCTATGGTGCTTTCGTTGTTCGGCGTGCAGGATTGCGGGAAATCGTACTTTGGGAAGTTGATCTGCCGCATATTGACCGGCAATGAAGAAGCCGATACAGTGCAGCTGAACATGGACGGCGAGAAGCTGGAGTTCTTGCGCGAGATTACCGGCCAGTCCGTGATTGCGTCGGTCGGTGAAATGACGGGCTTTACGCGCGGCGATCTGAACAAGATCAAGGACTTCATCACGCGCACATCGGACAAGATGCACTACAAGTTCGAAGGCACGTTTGACCAGCAGCGTCAGTTCATCATCATGATGGATGGTAACAAGTACGAAGGCCTGCAGCGCGACGATACCGGCAACCGGCGCTTGTATCCGATGTTCTGCGGTCAGCTGCCAGACCAGTTGGGGCAACCGGCTTGGCGTATGGACTTTGCCGCTGACTTCACCGGCTTCGAAGCGGACCTGTGGCAGATTATGGCTGAGGCTGCAGCGTGGTTTGAAGAGCATGGCGAGGTTGGGTATAACGCGTTTGTGCGGTCTGTATCGAAGCAGGTGTTTGCGTTTAGCCAGAGCGAAATGGCGGGTGATCGCGGTACGATTCGCGATGACAATATGGACACCTATCTCGTTCCGACGCTGAAGGATTGCCCCAAGTTCCTGTACAAGCGCCACAACCGCGATGCGTGCGTTGGGATACGCCTGAACGATTTCAAGAAGTACTTCATGGACACGCATCGGCACGTGAAGCCGAATTGGAAGCACCTGAAGAACAAGCTGATGTCCTTGGGCGGAATCGAACACGTATTTACCGGTGGCTATCCGGGTTATCTGTTTGAGAAGTTCATCACCATCCCAGACTTTGAGCAAAAGATCGGTGATATTGACTTCGATGACGGCGGTTCAGTGGTCGAAGCGAAGGCTGCGAAAACGAAGGATGAAGGCTTTTGATTCGCTAATTTAACACTTAAATTGGATTGGGTCGCCGTGCGCGGCCCTTTTCTTTTGCGCCTAGCCTATTTTGTGTATTTTGTCAAGGGCGTACTTTTGGACATTGAATCGACATTAAATGGCGATAGTTGTGGTTTTGCAATCGAAAATACAACTGGCCTTGGTACACCGCAAAGGTGCTCAGCCGCTGAATTTGGACATGGCCGAGAATGTTTAGAATTGGGAATTGGCAAATTGTCAGCGGTTTGGCAACCACTAAGACCAAGTGCAATACCTACCCGTATTCTAACTAATATAATTATTCAACTATTACAATTATTCACAGCTTTCCTGCGCCGGTCTTGGGTTTGCTGGAGTTGGACTTTTCACGCTGTTGCGCGGCTCGCGTGCAACTATGCTGATGGTTCACCGCAAACGCAAGCCCGCCAAGGCGCGGCTAAAAGTCAAGCGTTATTTACCCAACTATTCTGTACATCACGTCTTGCGGCCAGTGACCTTCGCTCACAGACCACGCTCCGCAGCGGCTGATATCGTTGCGGCAGCATCAAAGGCCCAGCACACGAAGCAACACGCATAGGACACCGATCTAATCCAACGACGCATCCGACCAGCGCGGCAAAGACGACGACCCAAACACAGTCCACAGGTACAATCGCGACATCAGCCATTCGCCAACCCATAACATCATGTCACAACGCCGTCCACCTGGAGCACGTCGCGGGCCCCCAAAGCCACAGGCGAGCAATCGTCAATCGCCTTGGGCAAACGAGTCGCGCACGGACGCTGACGGCTCACCGCTCGACACACAGGATGGCAACGAGTCCCACGGCGACGGCCACGACGCAGAAGACGCCTGGGACGAAATGGGACGCCCAAAGGACATCGCGACGACCGAAGTTCTGTCCCCATATCAATTCCGAAGCGAGCAATTTGCACGGCTCAATATCCAAATCATCAGCGAGTATGCAGAGTACCGGGTCATTGGCGTCAATCCAGAGCGCGCATTCACCCGCGTCTTCGGCACCGACTACGCAGACCTGCATCTGTATGCGCGAATCGAAGCCCTGGAGCATAACCTGGTCTATCGCCAAGTCTTCGCAGAGAAGTTCGCAGCGCAGCGCTTGGACCAGATGTACAACGCGAAGATGGCCGTGCACGAACTCCTGAGCCTGGCCAACAATCCGTTCACCAAGTGCGCGACTCGTCTGGCCGCATGGAAGGAACTCAATGTTCTGTTTGACGTGACGGTGATTGACGAAGCCGGTCGCACGCGTAAGGGCAAGGCATTGTCAGAGTTCTACAACGAAACGCCGGTGAGTGAGAAGGCTGCGCCGACGACCCGGCACCCGGAACCGGGCAGCGCTGAGTCTGAAGCGTTTTTGGAGGCGAATAAGAAGGCAGGCACATAGATCGGACACAAATCTAGCGGGCAAGGCTGGCCGCTTTAGGTCCGGTTGGTACGAAGGCGTAGCCTACAAGACAAAGGCCCACGGAACACTGGTTCTCGTGGGCCTTCTCATATCTGTAGGTAGTGGTTCGTTTCCGCTGACTGTGCCGTGCGAAGCGCAGACAGCGATCAACTAGCCGTACTCCATTTGGTCCGGTCGCGCCGGATCGTTGTCGGAAAGCGGCAGGCTGGCATTTGGCCAATCACCCGCACCTTCCATCGGTTTAATGCCGACTCTTGATAGTTCGCACACCATCGCGAGCCAGCACAGGAAGTTGATCAATCAGAACTCCTTGGCGCAAAGCTGTTGAGCCATCCGGTCAGGAAGTTGCGCATATCGTTGATGATGTCGTCGCGCGTCTTGTGCTCAAACGTTACGTTCCACGGAACGATGACGCAATTGATGTGCGAGTTGCGCTTGGCGATCTTGCGGACTTTCATCGCACATCACCCTTCGGCACGCAGACGAGCGTCGTGCTGGGCTGATCATTATGATCTTCATGCTGCCAGAACTGAGCGAGCGCGACGTCACAAGCCTGCCTGCTTTGGAAGCCGTCGATGTGGTCGATTGCCACGCCACGGCTGAATACGATTGCGATGATGAGAGTCCACATGGTCAGGCAATCCTGTGAATGGTAACGTTCTGGACACCAAAGTGACCGCCAACGCTTTTGACGTCAAACTGGTCATCGACGGACATCATTTTTACCTCATCCAGCAGAGCGTCTTCAGACGCGCGAAAGAGTTCCGCCAACGACTCGTGCAGAGCAACATCAACGCGCTTGCACCCATCATCCACGGTGATGTTGATTGAGAATTCCATGGTCACGCTCCTACAATCAGGGTTTCGAGCAGAAGGCTGATGATCACGGCCACAGTGATGAAGGTCACTCTTTCTTCTCCTTTCTCAAATACGGAGCGATGATGTGCGCAATACGGTCGCGCAGTTGCTGAGTGCTATGATAGTCGATAGCAGTGTCGCGTAGCTGGTTGACGATGAGCGATATCTGATGATCATCCAGCGCCGTATCGACACTCACGCCACGTTCATAGTGGATGATGTCCGCGATCTTCTTCGCACGCGCGGCTGAGAAGGAGAAGCAAGTGCCCTGGCCCCAGTAATCGAGCACCTGCATTGCTTCGTCGGCGTTCTTGGGCATTTCGAATGACGGTTTGAATTCCTTGGCCATCACACGAACCCTCCATACGCTTCGGTCTGGTCATAGTCGTCCAGCGCGGTCTGATAGCCTTCATCCCAGTCGATACGCTCGATGCCGGATGAGTACTTGTTCTCGCTCTTAACACCAAGGCTGCAGAGCTTCTGCCCTGCGTCATAGCCTTCCTGATATGCCGGGGTCATTTCTCCAGACCGTCCATTCTGAATTTGAGGTCTTCATACAAGCGCTCGATTTCCGCGAGCCGTCGAAGTTCTGCTGCTGCGCTCTTCAGTACTGCGCCATAGAGTTCGCCGCCAAGCGAGCCGCTGCGTGACGCTAGAACTGAAGTTTCTTCGCAGTTCCGAGCGAGGTTGTCTGCCTTCGATTTATTCGCCATCACGCTCTCCATCCATCGCGTTGTCAAACTCGTCATACTCTCGCAGCTTCTTCTCCCAGCGCGCGAGGTAGTAGCGGAAGTGCTGGCGGATTTCGCGCGTGGCCATGAACTCGTCACCGGTGAACAGCGCGGCGTCCAGACGGTCCACTGCGTCATACGTGTCGTTACGGAACCGTGGCGCGGCCTTCGCTTCGATCAGCAGCTGGTCGATGTTCGCCACTGGATCAAGGATGAACGTGAAGCGGTCGAAGTACTTCTTCAATTCCGCTTCGTCTTCTGGCGTTACAGCCGCCTGGCCAAGCAGGCGATTGCCGAACGCTTCTCCGATGGCCTTCAGCTGCGCTTCAAGGGCCGGTTGTAGTTGGACGTCAACCGTGGGCGCGGCAGGCTCGCAAAGGACCAGGCGCGAGCAGTCCGGGCAGAACTCCGAAGCCTCTGGCAGCGCGCCGTATTTGACGACGCTTGCGACCTTGCGCGAGCAACCTTTAGCGGTGCACGTGTTCGAAGTGCTCATGCGTATTCTCCATAGATTCGGTTGTCTTCATCGCGCCGCCGTTCACACGCCAACTCGTGCTGGAATCCTTCCGGCGTGCCGACCCAATTGCCGTGGTGCAGCCTTTCGCGGTCGAAGTGGTAGCGCTGGATGGCCAGCCCCAATTCCTGCGCGGTGATATTCTTTGTGCGCGTCAGAATATTAAGGCGAACCAGTGACGCACGGTACAGCTGATATACGCGCGCCGTCGAAAGTTTGTGGATCACGCCGATCTGCTCGAATGTCAAGCCTTCAGCGTGGTGCTGCAGAGCGATGGCGAAGCGTCTGGATTGGTGGATCACGTCAAACTCCGATGAGACGTTTGCGCAGTTCACGCGCGCTTCGGTCGATGGTGAGAAGTTTGCGATGCGTGTACGAAGTCTCATCGTTATTCAGGCATCGCGCGGCGACTTCCAGCAACGAGTCGTCGTCATGATTGCGCGCGTCCAGAAGTGACCCGTTGATCAGGCGGTCCAGGAAGCGCAGAACGTCCTGCATCTGCTCCACGGACATTGAGCCGTCATCGCGAGTTATGGCGACGACTTTGGCGGTTACATTCTGCGTCATACAAGTCCCGTTTATTGATGGCGGACGGAGATGGATTTTCACCACCGGCCCTTTTATCGGCTTCTTTCGGCGCAACCGTGAAACCTACTTACCGACTCCAACACCGCGTGTGCTGGCTCGCTGCCGTCCTTTGAGCTTTGATAGTAGCCGACGCAGATGGCGTCAGGCGTCCATAGTGATACCGCACTCGCCACCGAATGCGTCCGCCACAGCGTCCGCCAGCGCGGCTGCATTGAGCGGACGAACCGACAGCGGACCAGAGTCGCACTTGATCTTGTTGAAGATCGTATCGACTGCCGCGCGTTCGGTTGGCTTGTGGACGGCGAACGTTACGCCTGCGTCGCCGTCGCTGAAATAGATCGTCGGCATGGCCCTTAACTCTTCTTAACAACGGTGATGGGCGTGCCCTTCGCCTGGGCGACCAGCGCGTTGAGCATCGACGGATTGTCCAGCAGCACGTGGGCGTCCCAATCGACGGCCTGGCCGTTGACGGTAACGGCAACGATGTGCGCGCCTTGGTAGACGAGCGTCTGGATTGCCGCTGTGAGTTGGGCGACTGTGGTGATTGCGGTCATGACTATCCTTTGACTGGGAATTATTTCTGGTGACCAGCAGGCCAGCAGATCGCGCGCTTTCGACGCTCGATGTCGGCCATGCGCCGGTTGAATCGTTTCTGCGAGTCGCGGCCAACGATCCACCCAAATGGGAAAGCGATGGACGCCGTGCCGACGACTAAGGCGAGGGTGAAGGCGTCCATTCTGATTGGTCCTTACGCGCCGTAACGCGCTTTGGAATCGGCCAGGTAGAACGCCTTGCGCTCTTCTTCGCCAAGTTCGTACGTGCGCGATACGACCCAGCCACCGGCCTTGTGATTGTACACTTCGACCTTGAGCGCGCTGGCGTCCGTCCGGTACTGATCGCCGTTCGCGACGAACGAGAAGTAATCGACGCCCACGGCGTGCTCTTCGGGTCCGAAGTAGGCGATGACCTTGCCGATGAGGCGCGTTGCCTCAAAACCTTCTTCGGCAACCGTGACGACCTTGCAGGGCGTTCCGTAGTCGCGCGCCGTAACTTCAGCGTAGGCGAGCGCCATCGCGCGGCTGTCCACGACATCGCCGCCTTGAACCCATTCTGCGTTCTTCGGGTCGCTGCCGTTGCGGATTTGCTTGATCTGGACTTCGTATTTCATGGCGTTTAGCTCCTGGGTTTCGATCTGCCGGTTGGCGACCGTGAAGAGATTATGCCTGACGAGTGAACACACAGTCAAGCACTTTTGAAATTATTTTGCTTCGTACCGACGCGCGACGATTTCCATGGCGTCCTGCTCGCTTTCCGAGAAGAACGTCATCGCGAAGCCGTCGATGGACAGCTGCTTGGCGTCGCGGTCATAGAAGGCGATGAGTTTGCCGTTGGCGTCGCGGATTGTGCCGTTTTCAAAGGCGATGTGCTTGATTTTGATCATGGCGTTTAGCTCCAGTTAGATTCGGTCGCGTCTTCGACGCCTTTTGTCCGGCCTTCTTTCCAGCCCTTCGATGCCTCTTTGTCGAGAGGCCAACCGCGCAGTCCG